CCGGGCACCACGACCACTAGCATGGGGTCAGCTTCGGCAAAAACCCGCTGCACCTCCGCGATCAGGGCCGGCTCCGGGCGCCGGCTATGGAACAGGTCGCCGGCCACGAACAGGGTATCCGCCCCAGCCGCCCCAGCCGCCTTCACCGCGGCCTGGAGCGACGCGATCGTCAGCCGGGCCCGAGCGTTCAGCCCATTCTCCATCGCTCCGCCGAAACGCGCGTGGTTCCCGCAGTGACAATCCGCGATGATCGCTATCAAAACGCCCTCCTCTTGATCTCCTGCACTTCAGCCCTCGACAGCAGGATCATTGTCCGCGTCTCCGGGACGAACACGCTCCGCGGCAGCTCGCGCCCGTCCATCTCCCCGCCCGGATCGAGGCCACGCCGCTGCGCCAGCGCCTCGGCGTCGACCAGGGACGCCGCCTCGACGATCAAGCCCCCGAGGTAGTGCGGGCCGTCGTCGGTCAGTGGGGGCTCGGCCTGCCGCGCGTCAGCGATCGTCTTCTTGTCGTCGCTGGTGAACTCCAGCAGGTACAGCGCCAGCGGCATCAGCCCGGCTCCCGCGCGTCGGCCAGCGCCGCCTTGTCAACGTCCGACACGTAAGCCGAGTCGACCTCGACCCGGCGGCACTCGACCCGAGCAATGCCGCACCTCTCCAGCACCGGCCTCAGGAGGTGAGCGACCTTGGTCGCAGCCTCGGCGGGACTGTCGTTGAAGTCGAAGATCGCCACGAAAGAGAGCGACGAGTGGTCCGGTATCAGCTCCATATCCGAGTAGCCCCAGAGGTCGCTGACCTTCAGCGCCACCTCGTAGGCCTCGGCTACCTCCTGCTCCGCTTCCCGGATCGCCGCCCGCGCCCGCCCGAGCGGCGTCTGCACCAGCGCCTCGTCCTCTTCCGTCATGACCCCTCCTTCTTCTGCCGGATCGCCACCTTGACGTCCGGCGCCGCCTCGTCAACCGGCCACCCCAGCGCCAGCCGCGCCTCTCTCAGGCTCGTGCAGTCCCTTCCCACGCACCCCGCCTCCTTGGCGAAGTCCATCGTGCTGGCCGCGTCGTCGAACCCCTCACCGAACCGCAGCAGCACCTCCGCGTCCCGCATGGGCACGGTGCACTTGTTCTTGATGGCGCGCACCCGCGCCCACTTCCCCACGCGCGCCGTCCCGCGCTTCTCGAACTGCCCGTGGCTCATGGCCAGGCGGATCGAGCTGTAGAACTTGATCGCGTTCCCCCCGGGCGTCGTCTCCTGAGGCCCGTACATGTTCCCGATCTTCGCCCGCACCTGGTTCACCAGCACCAGGATCGCCTGCTTCTCCGAGACCTTCGGGGCGAGCACCCGCATCCACTCGCTCCAGGCCCGCCCCATGATCCCGGGGACGTCCTTGTCCCTGGCGTGGGCCTTCACCGCGTCCTCAGGCAGGCAGCTGTCGACGCTGTCCAGGAAGACCACCAGCTTCTGTTTCCCGCGGAGCTTGTCCAGCAGGCACTCGACCTCGCGCAGGAACACCTCCAGGACGTCGCAGTCGGGCGTCACCACGTCCTTCCGGGAGACCCCGAAGGTGTCCACCCACTCCGGCGCCAGCGCCGGCTCGCTCTCCCCGAACACCACCAGCGCCCCGTCTCGCTGCGCCGCCCCCATCAGGTGCCACTCCAGCGCGCTCTTGCCCACGCTCTCCGGGCCGTAGACCTCGACGATGCGCCCGTAGGGCAGGCCCCCGATCCCGATCACATGGTGGTCGAGAACGGAGAGCCCGGTCGGCATCACCGACCGGACCCTGCTCCGCCCACCCAGCGCCAGCGTGGACGCCGCGCTGTTCTCCCCGCCGGCACCGCCAAACTCCTTGCGCAGGAGCGCCGCCGCGCGCTCCGCTACCGTCAGCTCGACGGCCACCTCCTTGGGCGGCCGCGGCGCGCGCTTCTTCTTCGGCTTCTTGGCGGGGCCCATCGGTCAGTTCCCCGCCGGCTCGTGCTCGGCGTCGACCGCGTCGTGGTTGCGATCTTCCTTCGCCGCCAGGCGGCGGCCCTCCGGGATCGGGTCCGGGGCGACGGGCTTCGCGATCAGCTTGCGCATCTCCGCCGTCTCGAGACCCGAGCGCGCCTTCGACAGGTCGTGCAGCTGGGACAGCCACTTGCGGTCCTCGATCACGGACGCCGCGCGCGCCGGCAGGCACGTGTACTCGGTGTCGTCGCGCTCGGTCCCCTTCCGCTCGATCACTAGGTTGAATCCCGTGTCCGGGTGAGAGAAGTCTCCCCCGGCGTCCTTGTCCTTGAAGATCTTCATCATCGTCTCGTAGACGCCCTGGACGATCTGCAGGATCCGGACGCCCTTCTTCTTGTCCTCCTCTCGGTCCATCCTGACCGCGTTCACGAAGAACTCCTCTCTCGACCGCAGTTCGCGTGACAGCTCCTTCGCGTCATCGTCCGATCGCCCGAGCTTGCCTAGGGCACCGGAGACGACGCAGAACAGGCACTCGCCGTCCGCGGTCTTGTTCGGGCAGATGAAACCCTTGAAGCCCTTGCGGGCCGGGGGGACGGTGACGTCCTCGATCCCGAGCGCCATCGCCAGCTCGAACCGCTCCGTGTCCTCCAGCGCGGCGAAGATCTTCAGCGCCTCCCGGAGCTTCTCCGCGTTCACGTTGTGCACCCAGACCCGCTTCACCAGCGGGCCGCCGCGTTTCGGCGGCATGACGCGCCAGACGTACTTCCCGGGCTTGTCCATCTTGACCATGGCGCCCTTCGCCTTGCGCTCCAACGCCGACTCCTCGTAGTCGGCGAAGTCAGCCGCCACCGCGTCCGGGTCTGCCGGTTCCCAGTCCTGCTCCTCCGCCTCCGGGGCCGGAGCCGTCGCTGCCGCGGGGGCGGCGCTCGCCGTCGTCTTCGCTGTCTTCGTCGCCTTGGTCGTCATCGTGTCTGTTCCTTTGGTCGTTGGTGTCCGGAATAAAAACGGAATATTTCAGCGGCGGGGCCGCTCGCCGCGCAGGGACGGGTCGGCGCCGCGGTCGGCCCTGATGTCCGCCCCCAGCGAGACCAGCATGTCCCGCTTGGCGTCGAGCACGTCCACCATGGCCAGGGCCTCGCCGGCCTTCTTCGTGGCCGCCGCCACCAGCTTCCCGTGCTTCTCGATGGTGTCGATGACCGACTCGCGCAGCTTGCGGAACTCCGGGTCCGTCTTCACCCGGGCTTCGATCTCATCGACCGTCGCCGACTTCGCCTTCGCGTCCCCACCGGCTCGCGCGGCCTCCACCGCCTCCGCGTCCTCCTTGCGCTTCTGCAGGCGGATCTTCTGCTCGCCCACCTCCAGGTCGAGCTCGGCCCGCTCCACCGCCGCCTTCTGCTCGACCTCGGCCAGGTGCTGCGCCTCGCGCGCTGCCACCCGCCGCGCCGTCCACCGCGACAGGGTTGACGGCAGCTCGGCGTACTCCGTGGCCAGGGCCTCGACGTTGATCGAGACCGCTCGCTTGATGTCAGCCTCTGACTCGGCCTGGGGCTTCGTTGGCGTGGCCACTGGTCAGCTCTCCCCGGTCGAGATGCCCATCATCTCGCAGGCGTTCAGGACGCGGACCGAAACGTCCTCCGAGGCGATCGGAGCCAGGAAGGCCGGAGCGCCGTCCTGATCTCGGATCCGCGCTACCTCGGCCACCAGCTCCACCGCCGTGACGGCGGGCGCCTCCTTCTGGAGCATCGCCACCAGCTTCCGCATGGTGTTGACCCCGGTGTAGCCGCGCTTCTTCGCGGCCGGCGCAGGGGCCGGTTTCCGCGCCGCCGTCTCCGGCACCGGCCGGGGAGATTCTTCGGCCTTCTCCGTCATAACCGCCGCCGCCGCGCCACCGCGCGCCACCGCGCGTAATTCTGCCTCTGGCATCTCCTGCAGCACCCGTGGCGGGTCGAGGCCGATCAGCGAGATCACCGCCTTGGGGTTCGCCCAGGCCATCGCCACCGCTCTGAACAACTCGGGCTCGCGCTCCGAGTCGAGGTCCTGAATCACGATCTTCATTCCGTTTCCTTCCCGGGGCCGGCAATCGACCCCTTGCCCCCAGATCATTGTCCGCGCACCGCCCGCCCGGTCAGGCGCGGTCGTCGTCCCGCTCGGCCGCGTCGTAGAAAGCCATGAACCGGCCGTCCCAGTCCACGTCGACCTCCCCCTCCGGACCCTCCCGGTGCTTCGCCACGATGATGCTGGCCGGCACCGGGCCCTTGGACGCGCCGCGGACGCCCGGGTCGCGCCAGGGGAACAGCACCAGGTCCGCGTCCTGCTCGACCGAACCCGAGTCGCGCAGGTCGGCCAGGATCGGCTTCCGGCTCACCCCGCCCTTACCGCCCTTCTCGCTCTCGCGGTTCAACTGGGAGACCAGGGCGATCGGGCAGTGCAGCTCCTTCGCCAGCTTCTTGAACCGGCGGGTGATCTTGGTGACCACCTGCGTCCGGTTCTCGCTGTCGGACGACTCCTCCACCTCGACCAGGCCGAGATAGTCGACGGCGATCACCTTGCGCACCTTGGTCGGCGGCTCGCGCTTCTCGGTCAGCGCCTTCGCCCGCGCCTCGCGGTCGATCTTCGCCGCCCAGCGCCTGGCCTCGGAGCAGATCTGCCGGAGCCCCAGCGCGTCCGTGTTGATGTGCAGGTCGAGCGGCGCCAGCTTCTTCCCCGCGTCATGGACCTTGATCCACTCCTTGGTGTCGATCTTCGCCCGGGAGATCCGGTTCCCCGTCACTTGCCCGACGAACGCCAGGCCCCGCTCGATCAGCTGCTGCCGACTCATCTCCAGCGAGAACATCAGCGTCGGCACTCCGCCCATCGACATCCGGATCAGCGTCGACCAGGCCAGCGACGACTTGCCCTTGCCCGGGCGCGCCGCGATCACGATGACCTGCTCCTCGCGCCACCCGCCGATCTTCTCGTCGTACTCGCGCAGACCGGTCTGCACCTCGTACTCGTCGGGCTTGTCTTGCTTGTTCTGGATCTCGTCGATCCCGTGCTGGAGCACGTCGCCCAGGCGCACCGTCCCCGCTCCCATCGGGACCTCGAGGTTCGCCACCGCCGTCCGGTGCTCGGCGACCAGGTCGTGCACGTCCTCCTCGCCGTGCGCGCGCAGGACGATCTCCGTCGCCGCCTTGATCAGCCGGCGCCGGACGGCGAAGTCCCGCACCTGGCGCGCGTAATGCGGGACGTCCTCGCCGGTCGAGACGACGTCCATGAGCCTCGTCAGGTAGATCTCTCCGTCTTCCAGCCGCGACAGCTGCCCCCGCAGCCGCAGCTCGTCGGCCAGAAAGACCGGGTTGATCGGCTTCCCGGTCGTCACCAGGTGGCGCATGGCCTCGTAGATCTCCCGGTGCGCCGGCATGTAGAACTCGTCCGCGTCCCGCAGGAACAGCGTCACGTCCTCCATCGCGGACGGCTTGATCAGCACGCTCCCCAGCACCGCCTGCTCCGCCTTCAGCGAGTAGGGCATGGGCCGGCTGTTCGGGAGAGGAGACCTCGGGTCCTTCTCGCTGTGTTTCACGGGGCGATCATTGTCCGAAGAGCTGGCGCCAGGTCTGCACGCGGAGATCGCAGTCCTGGCAGGCGACGTCGCCGTATCCGCCGGGGCACTCGAAGTGCCGCCAGCAGACGTGCTCCAGCGTCCAGCTATTGCGCCGGCGCAGGTCGGCGCAGGGAGCGCAGAGCCACGCGTACGTCGTCCACTCCTTCGTCAGCAAGAAGATCCCGATCGCCCGCCGCACCGGCTCGCGCAGGTCGTGCGGCGCCACCTGAGCTACGATCGCCTTGATCTCGGCCACCGTGATCGGCGGGCCCTCGACCACGGTCAGCAGCGAGTCCTGGTGCACCACGCGCGTCCCGCCGCCGATCTTCCGCGGCGCCGGAGGCTTCGCCCGCTTCATAGCTTCGGGTACTCGACTTCCTCGGCCTGTCGGTAGCCGCCGCCGCGGTAGCCGTTGTGGCCGTTCGAGGCCGGCGCGTCGTTCGACTTCGAGAGCCAGGTGTACAGGAACCTGGGCATCCCGACCGCCGTCTTGCGCTTGAGCTTGTTCGCCTTCGCCCAGCCGAGCGCCAGCCGGCACTGGGCCGCGACGTCGAGCCCCGGGAAGATCTCCCGCCACTCGTCGATCTGCGCTTTCGTCAGCGACCACTCCGGGACCTTCCCGCTGCACGGGAAGACCATCACGACCGGAGAGGCCGGCGGGGGCGGCGCCGCGCGCGCAATTTTCTCCGGGTCTTCGGTCTTCCCCAGAGGCATCTGGGTTCCGGCAGAGGCCGGCGCGGGAGGTCTGTCCGCAGACCTCCGCGCACTCTGTTCTGATCTCTTGGGATCGGGATCGGGATCGGTAACGGGGGTTTTGTTTGGAAACCCTTGAGGGTTTCCCATGGGTTTCTGATCTACCCCCCCCAAGGGTTTTTCACGGGGCGGTTTTGCCACCTTCTGGACCCCTCTTGGACGCCCTCCGAGGGCCCCGAAACGCCCGTTGCTCCGCAGTAGTTTGACCTTCCGCTCCCCTTCCTCGTCGTACCCATCCACCACCAGGTCATCGCCACGCCAGGAGGCCAACCCGGCGGTCACTGCGTGCTCGACTTCAGCGGCGGAGACGTGGGCCCGGGTGAGCCACTCGCGGTCCTTCCAGAGCTTGGCGCCCACCAGGCGGTCGGTCTCGACGCCGTCCGACGTGCAGTAGGAGAGGACCCGGATCCAGGCGCCCAGGGCGGCGCAGTCGGCGTCCATCGCCGGCGGCGTCGTCATGAACTGTCGGTGCGCGGCGGCGAACCTCACTCGGCCACCTCGCACAGGCCCCAGCGCATGCACCCCTCGTCCGCGGCGCCGGGAGCGAACAGATCCTGTTGCCGGCCCCCGCGGGACGTCTTAGACCAGGCAACGACGTCGTCGATGGGTATGCACTTCCGCTGTCCCTGCTCATCGCGTATGGGAGCCTGGAAGAATGTCGGAGGGTTGAACTTGTCCGCTTCTCCACGGGCATCCGCCCGCGCCAGTGCTGCCACCTGGACGCGCTCCTCCATCTTCCGAATCCGAACGATTTGCTCCGGGTGCTGCTCAGCTACGAATCGAATTTCAGCCTTCCGTGAGAAAATGCACGGAAAGCAACCGACCCGGGATGCTCCCTGTAGGTACAGCGGGTTTGGCAGTAGGCCGTGACGCGTGTGGATGTCGATTACGTCCTGCTCGGTCCAATTGATCAGTGGCCGCCATACTTCGCAGTCGAACCCTTTCGACCACTCCCACTCCGGCATCTGCGAGCGCGCCTTCGACTCGCCCGCCCGGATGCCAACGGCGTTGACCAGGTCGAGGCCGACGGCCACCTGGACGGCCAGGTAAGCCAGGACCGGCTTGACCTTCAGCTCCTCCGTGCAGAAGCGCCGGGTGCGCGACGGGAACATGCCCTTGTGCGCTACCAGCTCCTCCATCTGCCGCTCACCCTTCAGGACGGCGATCGGCCCGAGGCGTTCCCCCAGGTACTGCAGGTGGTCGTACGTCTCCTGGGCTTCCCATCCGGTGTCGCAGAAGACCCGGTCGTGCTCGATCCCCTGCTCGGTGAGCCAGAGGGACATGGCCGCGGAGTCTTTGCCGCCGGAGATCGACGCCACCACGCGCCGTCCTCCTAGCTTGGCCTCGAGGTCCGCGTTCACGTGCGAACCCCAGATGAAAGAACCACCCAGCTCGACCCGCCCCGTCTCTTTCCAAAGGTGCGGTTGTTCAGGTCGCCCTCAGGACGCAGACGAGCCGAGCTGGGTGGTTCTTTCATCTGGACACCTTTGGAATTTTGGAAAGGTTGGGAGGGACGGATCGACCTGAACGGGGAAGAAATTACCCCACCGGTCACGAAAAGGAAACGGGGTCAATTCGGGTGCAGCACCGCCCCGTCGTTGAACAGGGGGAACATCCGATCGCACCCGGGGCAGTTGACCAGGGCTGCCTGCCAGCTGGCGGTCGCCCCCTCGCCGTCCACCAGCTTGCCGCGGCCAGCTCCGACGAAGTCCTCGTTGACGTTATCCTGCGGCAAGCCGTCAGCGAGCAGGCGGATCTTGCGGCCGCACGCCACGAGCGCCCAGTCGTCGTACAGCTGCACCAGGACGTGGATCATGACGGGCGCTCGGCCACCGGGAACAGGGGCAGGCCCTGCGTCTTCCAGCGGATCCAGGCGGTCACGTGGGCCATGGACGGCAACGTCACCGGTACCGCCGTGTCCGCCGCGCGCGTCGACCCGTCCGGGACCGGGTGTCCCTCCGGGACGACGTAGAACAGCTGGCGCCCCGGGACGAAGTAGATCCAGTGCGGGTGGCGCCGGCTCTCGCGCATCGCCTGCCATACCTCCTTGGCCACGGCCTCGGTCGCGCCCAGGAACCACTCCTTCTTCTCCGCCTCGGTCACGCGAAGCTCCACGCGAGCGGGGTCGAGACGTCGGTCTCCCGGTTCTCCGACTGCTGGGCTATCGTCCGCGCCCGCGCCAGGCTCCGAAGCGCGTCGTCACGCAAGTCCACCGCGACACCGTCGATGAACAGCTGCGCCGCGTACGGCTCCGTTCCGCCCCCCGTCCACACCACCTCGTAGGCGGTGCCGTTCTGGCCGACCGCCCGCATTCTCGTGTCCTGGTTCTTCCTCATCTGGTCCTCTCCTTTCGTTTGTTCACGCGCGCTCCATCGCCGACAGGTCGTCCTCGCGCACCACCCGCGTCTCGTACCCGCGGGACCGGTAGGCCTCCATCCGCAGGCGCGCGTGCGCCTCAAGCCAGCGGTTGCCGACATCGAGGAAGTCCCAATAGCGCACCAGCTCCTTCTCGCCGGCGATCCGCATCAGTCGGCCGGGCTTCTGGATGGCGTCGATCCGGGAGCGGCCCGCGGCCAGGTTCACCGCGCTCTCGACGAACGGGATGTCGACCCCCTTGTTGAAGATCTTGGAGACCACCAGCACGTCTGACCGCCCGGTGTTCAGGCGGATCTTCGCCCCGTTGCGCGCGTTGGTGCTGTTCACGCCGGAGATGTACTCGGTGCGCACGCCCGCGGCCTCGAGGCGCCCCATGAACGCGCGTCCGTGCGGGACGGCCTTCACGAAGGCCAGCGCAGGCCGCGGGCACAGGACCGGAGAGGAAGCGATCCGAGCGGCGATCCGGTTCCGGTCGGCGTTCAGCACCACCCCCGCCTCATAGACCTCGCTCCAGGACCCGGTCATCCGGTGCTGATGGAACTGGATCATCAGGATTTCGATGCGCGCCAGGACCCCGGCGTCGACCAGCTCCTTCACCGGGACGTCCACGATCAGCGGGCCCAGCGCCTCGATCGTCCGGTAGTCGTCCTCGTCCTCGCGCTCCAACGGGGTGGCCGACAGGCCCACCCTCCAGTAGGCGTTCGGGGTGGCCATGGCCACCTTGTGGCTCTCGCCCGGCGCCAGGACCTGGACCTCGTCGCACACCAGGCCCTGGGCGCCCTCCAGCAGCTCGTCGACTTCGCCCCCCTCGCCGATGCCGCGTAGCAGCGCCTGGAGGGTCGCCACGGTCACCCGGCGCGGGTCCTTCTCGCCGTCGCCCCAGAGCCCCGCCCGCTCGCCCGTGCGCAGGAAGATCCGGTCGGCGGCCTGGTGCATCAGGTCTTTCGTGTCGACCAGGATCAGCCACCGGACGGGGACGGCCTGGGCCAGGGCGGCAAACAGTTCCGATTTTCCCGATCCTGTTGGCATGGCGACGATCCCGCGCCTCCGCTCAAGGATTCGCTCCAGGACGGGCGTTTGATACGACCGCAGCCAAGCCCCGGCCGAGGCGTTCAACGTCACCCTGGGCTCGCGGCGGACGTCCTGGAGCTCGATCTGGACCCCGGCCTCGCGCGCCCGGCCCACCACCATCCGGACAAGCCCGGCCCCGAACCGCTGGCGCCGCTCGTCCAGGAGCCGAGTGGAGCCGTCCCAGACGCCGTTCTGGTAGGCGTCCGTGTGCTCCGCCCCCTTCACCGGAACGGTCAGGTACTGGCGGAGCCAGGCCAGATCCTCTGGGGAGGCGTCCTCGACCCGCGCCCAGAGGTTGTCAGCGATCAGTTTCAATGGGCCCTTCCCGGCGGCCGCGCGATCTTCCCCCACAGGGAGATGCTGACGGCCACGAACCCGATCGCGAGCGCGGCGTAGGACGACGCCCGAGACACGTCGTCCCAGCACCAGCAGCCGGCATGCCAATCGTCGACCAGGTCGAGGACGACGTCCACCATGCGGCTCGCCAGCCCGAACGACGCCAGTAGGATCACCAGCGCCGATACGGCCGGCCTCATCCCGCGCTCCGCCGCGCGCCCCGAGGGGCTGCCTTGGGAGCGCTGCGCGCCTTGGCCGCGCGTTCCTCACGCCGGGCCGGCGGCAGCGGCGCGGCCGCGGTCACCTGCCCCGGGAACGCCGCGGGGAACTTCCGCTGCAGGTCCGCCAGCGCCACGTAGACCGAGCCCTTGCCGGCGCCCCAGGTCTCGACCTTGAACTGGCCCGCCCGGATCCAGTGGAAAATGTTGCTGCGCGGGTGCTTCACCAGCTCCGCCGCGCGCGCCACGCTGACGAACCCCTTCGCCTCCATGATGGCGGCGCGCTCCGCGGCGTACTTCATCGTCTCTTCCTTCGCGTTTCCCATGCTGTCTCGTTCTCCTGGTTCGTTGTTGGGGGGGCCTCGGCCTTCAGGCCAGGCGAGCTTCGAGGACGTCGACCTGCAGGCGGAGCGCGCCGATGCCGGCGGCGTCCAGAGCGCGCTTGTACCGGCGCGCGCAGCGCTCGACCTCCGCCGGATCCAGCCCTAGCCGCTTGGCGATCTCCCGTTTGGACAGGGGCGCCTCCTCCAGGCCGATCAGCAGCTCGCCGACGTCCCGCCCGTAGCCGGCGAAGCGGCGGCCCACCCGCTCGACTGCCGCGCGCCACCGCACGCGCGCCACCGCCAGCTGCTCCTGCAGCTCGCGCCGCTCCATGCCGGCGTCGAAGTCCTGCAGGAGCTGCAGCGCCGGCTCTGCCGCCAGCGCCTTGTTGGCGACGCCGTTCGGGCGGTCGCTGACCTGGTCCAGCGGGATGCACACTGCCATCTCCCGCTCGCGCCCCAACCGCGCCGCGCTCTTGAGCGACGTCGGGTGCAGCAGGCGCGTCAGCGCCGCGTTCACACCGTTGCGGATCGTGAGGTCGAAGAACCCGGAGGCCCCCGGGTTCGCCGGATCCCAGCGGTGGGCCGCAGTCAGGCAGTGCAGCCAGGCTTCGTTCTCGACCTCCTCGTATTCGACCGGGAGGCCACGGTGCATCACCCCGCGGGCGAAGGCGGCGGACTTGGTGCGGATCAGTTCCAGGCAGACGGGCGACAGATCGGGCATGACGGTTCCTCCTTGGTACGTTCGGGTTCTCGGGCGGGGCGGCGAAGAGCGCGGTCACCCGGGCGGGGAGACCGTCTCGCGCTCTACCGTAATCAAGTCTGTTTCTTCTCGCAACCATTCGGCGTAGGCAGGGCGATCAGCCACTGCGCGATCTGGACGGCGCGGTCCTGCAGCTGCTCCGGAGGGATACCGCCGCGCCGCTGGCGCCAGTGGGCCCAGCGCTCCATCCGCCGGTCCTGGCGGTTCAGGCCGTCCAGGAGCTGCCGCAGGTTCTTGACCAACTCGTCCTTGTCAGGCAACGCTACTGGGTGCACGGCTGGTGCCTCTGTCGTTCGGGGCGCTTCTGGTGCGGGGACATCGGGCAGGACCCCCGGCTCGTTCGTGACGGGCGAGCCGGGGTCATCCTGGAGCAGGGCGCGTAGCTGGACCTTGTAGATCGGCATCTCGCAGATGAGGCCGTCCACCGTGACCAGCGCCTTCCACCAGCCCGGGAGGACGCCGTTCGGAGCGAGCGGGGCGATCACTTCGCCAGACGCCCCGGGAGGCACCCGGACCGTGGCCTTCGGGTCATCCGCCCCCCGGGGCCAGGCGCCCCACCAGTCGCCGCGGATGACGAACTTCTTGCCGACCACGTCAGACCAGAACCTTGCTCGTCTTCATGTGCGATCCTTTCGTCGGTCAGTTATCCAGGCGAACTCAGCCGTTGCCGTACGCGCCCAGGTGCGTCCCGATCCCGCGCGCCATCAGCACCGACTGTGCCGGCTCCAGCGCGTGGGCTTGATTTCGATGGGCTGGATGTTGTCGCCCTCGATGTATGCGGGGCGCCCCAGCCGGTCGGCCTTCTCCTGCGCGATGGCTTCGAGGCGAATGTCGCTCAGTCCGTCTGCGAGCTGGTTGCCGTGTCCGTCGGTGATCATGTACGTGGTTTTCATGGTGTCTCCTCGGTTCGTGTTGTTGCAGGCGACCTCAGCGGCGACGGGCTTGCCTGGTTGGTGGTTAGTCGTCAGTTGCCTCTCGAACTCCTCGCGTAGCCGGCGCAGCGTCGCCACTCCTTCGCGTCCGTCTTCGAGACGCGCTTCTTCAGGTTCTCCAGCTTGGCCTTCGGGTCGATGCCCTCCTCCGCCGCCCGGGTGATCTTCTCCGCGGTCTCGGCGATCTTGACCTCGGAGAGCAGCGCCCGAGCCGTGTCGCGCGCGGCCGAGACCGCCGTCCGCGTGTCCAGCTCCAGCGTCTGCTGCGACCACTCGACGTCGTCCGTCAGCTGGCGCCCGAGGTGCACCTGGCGCAGCGCCTGCTCCATCGTCATCCCGTTCCAGCAGGCCAGCCGGTTCGCGAAGGCGTGCAGGTTGTTGGCGCCGGCGCCGAAGTCGCTCCAGGCGAAGCCGAACACCATGAACTCGCCGGGCGCCGGCTCGAAGATCCGGGGGACGATGAACTTCATCGTCACCCGGATGTCCGAGCCCCGACCATCGACCACGATCGCCCCGGCGCGCTGCGCCTCGCCGATCAGAGTGTCCAAGATTCGATTCTCCTTTTCGGTTGGTTCGGTTCGGTTAGTTGGTTATCCAGGCGACGCGCTTGCCTGGTCGGTGGTTAGTCGATGCTGCGCTCGGCTCGAATGGCGGCGCGCGTCGCCTTGCCCATCGCAGCCAGCTTGCGCTGCATGCACTTGACGACCTCTGCCATGTTCGCGGCAGGGTCCGTCACGGTCTCGGATACGCCGTTGCCCGTGCGCGCGTCTGTGAGCCGCAGGCTCACAGAAATGAGCCGCACGACCTCGCCCGTGTATGTCCCGTCGGGATTCTGCGGGGCATGGTCGCGGGACTTTGCAAGCGCCTCGATCTTTGGGGCGGCGGCCTTTGCGTCAGCCACCAGCTTCGCTGCCTCAGTCGCTGTCATCGTCGTCGTCGTCGTCATGAAAACCACTCGCCGATCAGAGTGTCCAAGATCGGCCGGGCATCGATGCGCCGGAACTTCGAGGACAGGACCGCGCGGACCTCCGTGCCTACGCGGCGGACCAGGTAACGCGACTTCTCCTGTCCCATGTGGACGCCGTCGTTCAGGTTGCGGGCCAGGAGCTCGGTTCCCCACTGCCCCTGCGTCAGCAGGTGGTCGGCGTAGGCCATCGGCATCTTGGCCTGCTCGGACAGGTGATTCAGCGCGTGCCGGTGGACCTGGTAGAAGGTGCCGGCGCCGACCGCCACCCCCACCTCGCCCGGGCGCGTGGCGGTGAAATTCAGGGCGGTGGCGCGGGCCACGGCGTCCTCCGGGATCTCGCGCAGGATGCGCTCCTGCAGCCCGACGGCGCGGGCCTGGCCCTGGGCGATGTACTGCTCCAGGCGGGACTGGGCAACCTGGCGCTGGGCGGGGGTGGAGGCGATGAGGTTCGACATGACGGTCCTTTCGTTCGGGTCAGGAGAGCGAGGGCAGCGCCCCCTTGGGCGACCGCGCGCGATAGTCAGCGCCGCGCGGCCGGAGGATGCATCAGGCCGCACCTCCTTCCCGGCGCCGAGCCATCATCCGCTCCACGGCCTCCACGCTGGTGCCCTCCGGCCACCCCAGCCCCTGGGCGATCAGGTGGGCGTAGCCCAGGAATATCTCCAGGCCGTCGCGGGCGACGTAGATCTCTACGTTCCCGGCGGCCGGGCCGCTCCGGTACCCGTCCACCAGCACCGCGACGAACGTGCGCCCGTCCTGCTCGAACTCGGCCCGCGCCGCGACGTAACCACCAACTACGTATCCCATCGGTCCCTTCTTTCTGCCCGGCGGGTCCAACCGCCTGACGAAGAGGACCTTACCGTAATGAAAAACTAAACGCAAACAAAATCGTCAGCCCTGGTTCACTGGCGCCAGATCAGCGGGGCCCCGATAAAAGCACCGGTACTCTCCCCAGCCCCACTGAAAGCACCTCCTCTCCCGCTCGAACGCCGCGAAGTTGAACGCGCGGTTCAGCAGGTCGGTCGACGGCCCGCCGCAGCGCTGGCAGACGGCGCCATCGTAGAGCTGCTTGACGGGCGCGCCCGGGGGATGGGCAGCCAACCATTTCTTGCCAGGTCCGATCCGGTACTTCATCCGAGCAGCCCGAGCGCCTTTTGTCTGCCGTAATGCGCGAGGAACAGTGCGTCCGCGCGGTCGACCAGGAGCGCGCCGCGTGGCCCGCGCAGATGCGCCGCCGCCGCTGGGTAGAGCTGGCAGATAGCCGGGACCGCCGCCTCCTTCGTCTTCGGCTGGCCGGCGAGCAGCCGCGCCTTCCAGGTGACCGCGGCGACGATGTCGTAGGGGATCCCGAGCGCGGCCAGCAGGCCCTGCCAGATCCCGAACCCCTCGCCGGCGGCGAACGCGTACTGCGCTCCCATCGGGATGATGCGAGTCCCGATCCGCCGGGGCTGCGCCGTCGCGCGCTCCAGCGTCAGCGACGCCAGCCGAGCGTTGCGCAGGATCAGCGCCATCTCCGCCGGCAGGTAGACGCGCTTCTTCTTCTTGTTCCCGGCCTTCGTCTTCGTCGTCAGCTCGACCTCGATGGTCGGGACGTCGAAGAACTGAACCGACAGGTCCGGTCGGATCACCGCCAGGGCGCCGTCCTTCCCCGGATCGATGCCACCGAACGACTGCCCCTCTGCGAACGTGGTTTGGCTCATGGTACCCAGATCATTGTCCGGGCCGAGGCCGCGCGGGCAAGGATGGATCAGGCGGAGGGCGCGCCGGTCGTCGGCAGGACGGACACCGGCGTCGCCGCGGTCGCCGCCGCGCGCGCCACCTTCATCCCGAACACGGCTGCGGAGACCTTCGCCTCGAGGGCTGCCTGGAGTTGCTCGTCGTTCGGGAGCTGCAAGATCGTCTTTGCGCGCTCGATCCCCTCGGGGCCGAACTGCGCCTTGAGCTTGTCGACGGCGATCGCCCGGAGCTTCTTCTTGTCGTCCATGGACAGGGTTCCGTCCTGGATCCCGGCCTTGAGCTCGACCAGCTCGTGGGCGCTGATGTCCTTCACGATCTCGCTGATCTGCAGCGCCAGGCGCTCCCCGAATCCACGCGCCACCTCGTTCTTCACCCGGGCCTTCAGGAAGGCATTCCACTTATCCAGCAGGAAAGGGGACGCCGCAGTGACCATGACGCTCAGCAGCCCGAGGACCGCGATGATGAGCTTTACGACGGCATCAGAGAGGGACATGCAGACGATGGTGCCACTGGTTTGTCTGCCGCGTCTACTTCTGTACGGGGAGGCGGCAGGTCGACCAGCACCGGCCCGGTGTTTTCGATGAAATCTCGCGGGACTGGTCGCCAGAAGCTCCAGTAGACCGCGAGGGGTTCCATGTGGAACGTCACCTGCCGCGCCGCTCCTCTTCGACCGGGACGCTCCGCTTTCTTCGGTCCCGGAAGAACCCGACCTCGATCCCTCCGCGCCGGTCCGGGTCCATCATGACGAGCCGCCCGGTGACCTTGCACCACCACCAGCGCCCGGACGCCGGCCCGCGGCAGAGGACCACAGGTTGTTCCTCCGTAACGCGCCAGGCGTCGCCGTGCGATGCCGGCGGCGCCGCGTCTTCAGGCAGTTCCCGAAACTCGCAGCCGCGCTCTGGACAGCGGCGCGCGACCCTTGGGGTCTTCGCGCCGTCGTCAGGCTCGTACGCCAGGTCTACGTCTTCCACGGCCCTATCTTCGGGGTGACCCCGGGGGAAGAATCCTCGCGGCGCGGTAGCCCGGCGCGGGCGCGCTCCTCGTCGATCTGGAGTTTCAGTACCTTGCGGTGCTCGATCAGCAGCTCGATCGCGCACTTCTCGTGCGCGTCCAGCTCCTCTAGGGCAGCCGCTCGATGAACGTGGTCAGTTCGCTGGACGCCGATGAAAGCATCCGCGAAACGGTCGAAATACCCTGCGAGATCTCTTGTGAGCTTGACCCCGTCTTGGGCGTGCCTGAGGCCATCGACCGCCTCTTGAACCTTCCGCGAAACCGCCGCCGCTGCCCCACCACCAGATCGCGGACTACCGTTTCGCTCATGCGACATATTCTCCCTGTTCGTTTGACTAACCACCAGCTCGTGCCGTCTGTACGATCATCGCGATCCTGCCTACCCAGGCCAGCAATCCCAGGGCCACTGCTATCGAGAACGTCATCGCCGCCGTCTTCCATCGGTCGGCCGTCTTGGATTCCATAGCCCGCTGGGTGACGATGGCCTCCACCGCACTCGTCAGCCTTGCCAACTGCTCCGAGAGCTCGCCCAGGCGCTCAGCCAGGTCAGAGTCCCTGTCGGCTAGATCGCGGTTTCGCTGCTCCTGGTGAGCCTCGAATTTCTCCAACATGCCGACGCGCACCTCGAGTCCTCGAGGGGGGCCGCCCCCGCCGAACCCGACCAGGTGAGGTGCCGACATGCCACCCACCGTATCTGACGGTGAAGAGGCTCGTCTAGATTCCCGTGGTCACGGGAAGCAAGCTGACCATGCCGCACATGTCGTCGCGCCAGCCAGGCACCCGGTATCGTACGTGAACGCGCCGCTGTTCTGGACGTTCTGGCAGACCGCCTCGCACTCCGGGTTCGTGTCGCACCCGAGGCGCGCGCCGTTCTGGCAGGCGTCCGCGCAGGAGGCTCCTGGGATCGGCGTCGGGATCGGCGCGGGCGGTGGCGGCACGGACGCGCACCCGGCCAGCGCCAGCACGGCCCCCATCACCAGCGCGGCCAAGATCAACGCTCTCTCCATTGCGCGCATCAGAACCCCTTGAAGCGAGGCGTGCTCACGGCGATCCAGAGGTCGGTCGCCGCCTGCACGTAGTCCCACGAGATGTCGAAGTAACCGCCCTGGAAGACGTTCGTGCCCCAGCTGGTCAGCGACCGAGCTGCCCGATCGCCGTCGTGGCCGCACAGGACCATGGCGTGGCCCCCGGCGATCTGATCCCCCGGCTCCGGCGGCTGGGCGATGCCCGTGGGCCCGAGGTTCCCAGAGCAGAACTGATCCGTGACCTGGACGCCGTAGACCACCAGGTGGCCGGCGCCCAGCGCTCGCTTGACGTCGTCCACCAGCGCGCCGCCGATCGACAGGATCCGGCGGTAGTCCGTCGGCTGCCGCTGGTCGAACGCCCCCTCCAGCACGGACAGGGGCGGCTGCTTCTTCCACCGGTCCTCGCCGCTGTACGGCCAGAGCTCCTCCGGGCAGAAGCCGAACGTGGAGATCGCCTCGAACCCCAGGTGGATGAACGACCCGGCGTCCTGGTCGGTCTCCCGCAGATACGACCGGCCCAGCCAGTAGGCGGCGAGCCGAGACAAGATCGGCGTCTCCGCCGGCGCGCCCTCGGCCAGCTGGCACCCGCGGACCACGTTCGCGATCGAGTTGTAGACGCAGTCCTCGTAGTCCTGGTCGAGCACGGTCGTCAGCGAAACGAGGTCTGACGCCGCTGGCACCGGGCCCGCGCCCAGGTGCGGACGGGCGTCTCGCTGCGCACCGAGCCCCGGCGGAGATGGCCGGTAGCCGAGCCGGCGCGCGTTCACGTCCCGCTCCCGGCTGCCAGCGCCACGTGGGTGATCCAGTCGCCCAGGCTGCCCCCGGCCCACCCGCACGAGCAATTCCCGGGCGTGGTGGCGATCCTAACGTGCCTCAGCATCGCCGCGCGGAAGTCCTGCGTGGTCCGGATCTTCGCAGTCGAGGCCGCCTGCGACTCGGCCGCTGACACGCCGGACGTCTGCGCCGCCCGCTGCTCACCAATCACGTCATTGGCGCGCGCGATCAGGACGTCGAGCCCGGCGTCCACCAGGACGCCGACCACCCGCTCCGTCAGCAGGACCCCGGGGAACGGCACGGAGACCAGCTCCGCGAGCTTCAGGACGTCGTCCACGACGTCCTTCGCCACCTGCGCCTGTGGCACGCCGCTCATGGCTACGACCGCGGGGCCGACAAGATCGCCGGGTCTGAGATTACGTAGCGGGTTCCCGGCGGCAGCGAACGAACGGAGACGCGCCCCGGCGCGCCGACGCGCTGCACGCCCAGCGGCCCCAGCAGTGCCATAACGCTCACGTAGGCCGTCTGGAAGTCCTGGAATGCCTCGGCGATCTGCACCTGCGAGAGCGCCTGGGTCCCTTGGCAGATCTTCAGGCCGGCATCGTTCGCCACCTGCGCGTCCGAGATGCCGATTTCGATCTTCGCCTGAAGTGCCGGGTTGGGTGCGGTTGCGAAGATCGCCTGCTCGGTGGCCCTCACGACGACCAGGGCGACCTGGGCGTCCTTCGCGTACGCCTCGGCCTGCGGCAGGTTGTTGATGACCGGTGCCAGGTGAGCGCACCCGGGGGACATGCCGACGGCGATCATCGCCACCCCGAGGATCAGCCCGGACAACGTGCAGGCTACACCGCAGATCCGCGCGAGCTTCTTCATGCGGTCAACTCTGCGCCTGCCCGCGCGCGACTGTCAACCTTGCGGGGCTGCAGCATCCAGCGCGTCGAGCGTCACGGAGATGGCCGTTCGCAGCGACGTCAGCGCGTGCGACAGCGCCGCTACCTGCTCCGTCAACTCATTTGCGCGCTGGGCCACCAGCGTTACCTCGGCCTTCAGAACGGAAGCGCGGCTGGCGGTCTCTCGGGCTTCTCGCCCCAGGACCACCAGCCGCTGTCTGATTTCGGAGCGCTGACGCTCCGTCATGGAGACCTCAGCTCGAGGGAACCGCCGAGACCTCGGGCAGCTGCAGCTCGTAGACGCTGGCCGGCACCGCCTCCTGCGACGGGATCGGCGGGTTCAGGTCCATGTGGCCGGGGTGCGCCGGGCTGCCCGCCTTGAAGGTCGCGTACTTCTCGCCCTTCACGTAGACGGTGGCCTCCGTGATCAGGGAGTTCGCCGGGATCATCTGCTTCGTGAAGATCCGGGCATCCTTCGGGTCGCGCAGTTCATGCGCCGGGTGGAACACCACGTCCGCCTTCGAGAAGGCGAGCAGGATGTCTCCGCCGGCCAGGTTGATCGGCGTGAGCTTGACGTAGGTCGTCCAGGCTTCCTCGCCGTCCTCGCCCTGGCGGGGAACCCGAGAGATGAGAGCGCACTTGCAGAGGATCTTCGGCATGGTCTTCGTCCTTTTCGATTGCTGTTTTTCAGAGCCCCATGGACGCCCGGGAGCGTGCCTGGGCCTCCTGTCGGTCGAACTTCTTCTCCCACACCTCGCACGGCCCGTCCCCTGCCATCTTCTTCGAGCAGGTCTTGCAGCAGGGGCGCCTGCACGCGCTGCAGAAGCAGCCGATGTCGTCCAGGCGCTGCGAGAACTCGACGATCGTCACGTGCTGGCAGTGCCCGCAGGTGAACGTCTCCTTCTCGACCAGCTTCCCGGTCGAGACGTCCTCGGTGAGGAAATACCCCTTGCGGCGCCCCTGGATCTCGAAGGAGATCCGGGGGACGCCCTCCGCCTTCGGACGGGCGTGCGCGTTGTACCGGTAGCCGTCGGATACCTCCTCCGGTGGAGGGGGAGGCATCTCGCCGTCTGCGGTCGATGTGACCGAGGTATCCACGCGCGCGCTCGAGGGCCTTCCTCGTTACTCGACGAAGTCGCTGTTGACGTCGACCGTGGTCAGCGCGCCGCCGGGGGCCTGGATCTGGAAACCCAGGCCGTTGGCGGTGACCGCCAGGAAGCAGAGCTCGGCGTCCGGGTTGTAGCCCATCCACTGGCCGAAGCTGCGCGGGTTGAAGCAGACGTCCAGCATCGGCTCGCCGGTGGTGTAGGTCGGCTCGGCCGAGGCGTTCGAACCTGCGACGCCGCCCGCCACGCTCACGCCGTTCTTCGGGCGAGGGGTGACCGCGGTGCTGGTGCCGGCCGCCGTCGACTGGCGAACGAACACCTGGACCGAGGCGTCCGACGACGGCGCGCCGGTGGTCCCGATGCGGAACGCCACCAGGCGGGACCGGAGGGTCGACGACCCGGTGAGGACGAGAGGGGTCTTGGTCGCCGCGGGGGCGATGGATCCGGAAGCGCCGAAAGTGGGCATTGCGTCTGCTCCTTGATGGGAAAGATTGCCGTGCTGGCTCCGGACATGCTGCCGGACCCCGGGAGCAACCGTCAAGATTCAGCCGGCGACTAGGTAGTGCAGCGCGCCCACGCCCGCGACGACCACGGCCGTCATCACCGTCATGTCCGACGACCACACCACCTCGCGATCGAACGGGATCGCCTGTGGGGGACCCGCCGCCGTCGTGAAGAATGCCACCATCGGGGCATCGGACTGCAGCAGCACCAGGCGCGCGCCGGCCCCGACCGGGACGACGAAGGCGTCCACCGGCGGGCCGCCTGACCCGGGTGCCCCGGTGGCGACCGCCGCGTCCCCGGACTGGTACGAGTCGACCTCGACCTCTTCGAAGACCTGGTACCGGGAGAGCGTCGTCGTGTTGCCGGCGTAGCCCGGATCGACGACCGCCGCCCCGCGCATGCGAACGCGCACCATGTCGCGTCAGTCCCCCGCCAGGAGGTACTCCAGCACGCCGGTCCCGACGATTCGGATCGTCGAGTACGGCGACCGGTCGGACTCCAGGAACAGGATCCGGTCGAACGGCACGCGCTGGTCGGCGCCCCCGGCCCCGCTCGACAGCAGCGCCGTCAGCAGGTCGCCCCGGAGCGACTTCAGCAGGACGAACTTGATGCTCACGATCGATCCCTGGTCCAGGGTCATCGGCGAGATGTCCGTGCCGGCGACCCCACCGGACCCGCTCCGCTCCGCGCTGTAGGTCTTCTTCCCGGCCAGGGAGACCGTGGTGGTCAGCCCGCCGCACCCGGAGGGGCTGAGGTTCGCCGTTCCCGCGATCTCGAGCATGGGACGGATGGTACCAGCCGGCGGCCCGTCAGGTCACGATCACGTCTACATCCAGCAGCAGCAGCAGCTGGAACTGCACGCCCTTCGGGCGCTCGATCACCGGGTTCACCTCGACGTCCACCCAAGCCGTCCCGTCCCAGATCGCTGGCGGCCGCCGCCACCCGGACCGCAGCAGCACCATGTCGCCCAGGAACGACGCGGGCGGGGGAGGCGGGGGCGATACCCCGGCTCCTACGTCCGCCGCGCCAGCGCGACGCCAGGCCGCCCCGAAGGGCGCTCGGATCAGCTCCCCGTCCGGCGGCGGCAGCGCCAGGCCGGCGGCGGAGACCACCCACCCCACGGCGTCGTAGCGCCCGGAGGCGCGCGCGGCGGCGCGGGCCCGCGCGATCTCTTCCGGCAGCGGAGGGCGCCCGCCGGCCAGGGAGGCGTCCTCGACCAGCTGGATCACTCGCGGCGGCGCGCGGCGCACCGGCGCCTGCCACGCCTCGTCAGGAAGCGGCGGGTGCGTCGCCCCTGCCCCCACCACCAGCTCCTCGGTCCGCGCGACCACGCGGCCCGACTGGCGCCGGACCTGCGCCTGCTCGGAGAGCGTCCCCAGCGGGGAGACCGGCGGCGGGGCGAACGGCTCGCGCTCCGGACGACCACGGGGAACGGGCGGGCGGATCGGCTGCTCGTCGTACCAGGGAGACATCTGCGCCACCACCGGAGGCGCTGCCCACGGCTCGCGCTCCGGGCGTCCGCGGGGCACCGTGGTCCGCGGCGCAGTCTCCCAGAACCACGTAGCCGTGAACGCGGGCGGGACGAACACCGACGAATTCCAGGAATCCGGGACCAGCAGCGCCGCCCAGGCGCGTCGCGCGGGCGGCCGGGGCTCCGTCACCGCGTAGTGCGGCAAGAGGGACGCCAGCGGCGGCGCGGCGAACGGCTGGTCGACCTGTCGCCGTGAAATGACCAGCGGCGCGCGTAGCACCTGCTCCGGGAGAGCGGACGGTAGCTGAGTGGCGGCGGGCGCGCCGAGCGCCTCGCCTCCCGGTTGCGCGCGGGGGCGCGGGGGCGCGGGCCGAGCCGGCTGGTCGTTGAGGGCTCCTGGAGCAGGTGCGGCAGCGTCCGCTCCAGGAGCGCGGGCCCGGATCACAGCGGAGGGCCGAGCCATCACCGGGTCCTCGGCCCACGTCCCGAGCTGCGCGGACGGAGGCGCCGCGAACGGCTCGCGGTCCAACCGGCCCCGCGGGATGGCCGGGTGCGGCGGGTTGTCCTCATACCAGGGCGCCAGTTGAGCGACCGGGGGGAGCGCCATCGGCTCCCTCTCCGGGCGCCCGCGCGGGACGTTGGTTGCGGCCGGCGTCTCCGCGTACCAGGGCGCCAGGGCCCCAACCGGCGGCGCAGCCCAGGCGTCTACCGGGGTGCCGCGCCAGACGCCCTGGCGCCGCGCCAGCAGCGGGTCTTCGAGCGCGGGGGGCAGGGAGAGCGACGTCGCCAGGGGCGCCGGGGCCCCCTCCTGCGCGACCCTGCGCACCTGGGGCGCGCGCGGCGGCAGGAACGGGGCATCGCCCAGCGCCGGCAGCGGCGCGCCCAGCGAGGCCTCTCCTGCGCGCTGGCGCGCAGCCACGCGACCCAGCGCGGCCGGGGACTCGAATCCAAAGCCGGGGACGACCGTCGACCCGGGCGGCAGCTCGAAGACGTGCAGCGGGACCCGAGTCGGGGCGCGCCACGGAGGAACGGAGACGACGGGGGGGAGGGCCAAGATCGGAACAGGCAGGAGAGCGGAGACGACGTCGCTGGCTGAGAGCGCCAGGGCGAGCTCGCGCCGCCGTTGCGTCGCATGGAGCGCGCGCGCGGCCACGAGCAGCGCCGGATCCCTCTCCTCGAACCACGGCAGCAGACTGCCTGACGCGAACGGCGCCGTGCTCGCGATCCGAACCGCCGTCGTGTGGCCTGCTAGCGTCCCCGTGTACGTTCCGGCCACGAGGTCCGTGACGGTGGTGTTGCTGTCCGGGGACTCGTCGAAATTCCAATAGGCGACCAGGCCCGAGGTGCTCGGGTTCATCGTCTGGTTCCAGTTCGCTGCGATCTGCCCGCTGGTGCGGGCGACGTTCCAGAGGCGCACCTCATCGAGCGTGATATCGGCCGTATTGCCGGCGCTTCCGGACCCTAAATTTGCGAACGCGAAGGTCCCGGAGAACGAATTCAGCGTCGTTGGCGTCCCAGCAACCCCATTGATGTAATAGGAAAGCGTCGTTCCGCTGCGAACGATCGCGATGTGGTACCACGTGCTCGCGCTGATCGTCTCAGAGCCGACGATGTAGTTCGTTCCCGTCGACCCGAGAAAGAACTGCAGGACGTCCGCGTAGAACTCGATCTCCTGGTAGGTGTTCGAAGGGCCGGCGAGAACGTAGTCCTGGTATCCGCCGCCGCCGCCGTGAGCTGTTCCTCTCTTGACGAAAAACTCGATCGTGAAATCGCCGGATATCGACGGCGTGGACCCGAGGGCTACGTACTGGCCCTCGGTGTAGTCGAGTGGGAGTGCCCGGTTCGACATGGCTCCTCAGAAGCCCCCGTACAAGAACAGGCCCGCGCGCCCGACAGTGATCGTCGGTCCGCCGTTCAGCTGAGCCATCCCGAACCCAGCGCGCATGTAGTCGTTGATCGCCGCAGCCATCCACTGGGGATGAGGATTATTTCTGGAGACCGTCCGAATCGCGGCCAGGTACCCGGCAGCATTCGTGAGCCCAATGCTGGCGGCGTAGCTGTCCAGGTTGCGGGACGGAGCAGGGAACGACGTCGTCGCTGTCGACGGTCCGGCCTCGCTGCTCGCGCCGAGCCAGTTCGATCCGCCGCTGCTATAGCCGTGGTACGTCGAACCGTCCGTCCAGAAGTGCGACGTCGAGAGAAGCGAGTAGGTGTTCCCCGTGAACGTGAACGGCGTGAAGATCGCGCTGTCCACCTCGTAGGCCCCTTGGCCTTGGTCGGGGTCCTGGATGACGTTCGAGAAGATCTTGATGTTCGACCACGTCGGGCGCGCGGTGACGAGGATGCCCGTGTCGTGCATCCGATAGATCACGTTGTTGTCGATGTTCAGGTTCCCGCTGAACTGCGTGCTAGTGTCGTCGTCGATGGCGATCGCGAAGGTCCCATTCGTGTAGCTGTAGTCGGTGAACAGGTTGTGCTCGATCACCGATCCGTTGTTGTTTTTCATCTCGATGCCCCACCCGAGGCTGCGCCCGGTGGGGTTGCTCTGGTTCGTCTGGCTCAGGACGTTCCACGTGATGCTGCTGTTCGTGATGCACCCTGTCCCGTCGCACGACGATCCGGGCGTGCCGTTCGCCATGCTGATGCCGACCTCGCCCTGGAAGAAGAAATTATTGTAGGCGACGGTGTTGTTCGTGACCGTGATGTCCGTTCGCCCGTACTGAACGAATTTCAGACTCAGCGAGGATGACCTGCCAAAGATATTCCCACGAGCTGTTACGGCCGTGCTGTCCTCGATGTAGACGTGATGGTTGAAGACGTCGGCAGGTTGGCCGCCGGTCACGTTCCATGCGTTCATATCAAACCAGTTCTCTTCGAAGATGGTCCCAAATGTTCCCGTGCTCGCCGCCGCGATGTACGCCCCTTGCGCGTGGCCACCGCAGCTTGACGGGTTTCCGTTGTACTGGTCGGTGATGACGTTGCGGCGGATCACGATATCCGTCGGGTGGACGAGGCTGACGTAGGCGATATTGATCCCGTCCTCGAAGAAGTGGAACCAGTTGTCCTCGATGAGGAGGTCTGACCCCGCGTCGAAGATCGTGATTCCATTCGTACACGGGGCGGCTCCTCCCGATCCCCCGCCGGCACCCGCATAGTTGCCGCTCGCCGGGTCCTTGGCCGCGTCATAGAAATCCAACCCGATGATGTAGACGTGGCTCAGCGTCCCCGACCCGCCCCGGCTGATGAACGAGCCTACGCTGCTGCTGCTGCTCGTCTGCAGCCGCGGCCTCGTCGTGCTGCCGGTGGAATAGCTCGATATCACGATGGGCTCGTCTGAGCCGCGACCGTTGAAGTTCGTCGGAAGGCCGAGACCTTCATCCGTCCACGTATCTCCAGCCTTCAGGTACAGGTGGTCAGGCTTGCCGTTGCGGATGAGCGCCAGCGCGTTCGAGAGGTGGCGCTTCGGAAGCGACGGGCTCAGGCCGCTGTTGCTGTCGCTGCCGCTGGTGCTGACGTAGACGTCGACCGTGTCGGAAGAGTCGGCCACCAGCGTGTAGCCGTTGCCATCGCGCGTGACGTTGGCAGCCCACGCAGAACTGCTGAGTCCCACGATGGCAACGACGATAGCGGCGTGAAGCCTCACAGCGCGCACCCGACAACCAGACCGACGCCATGCCTCGCTTGCCACCACCCGGGGACACTCATGTCGATGACTTCGACCGGTCCCGGTGGGTGCAAACCGGCAAGCACACAAGGGGGAGTAGACCAGCCAAGTGCAAACATGAAAGCATCGTAGTTCGTCGTCCCTCCTCCGTTGGGGTCGGCGTCGTTATTCGCCAGGATCGCCGAATTGTGAGACGTCGCTTCAGTAGAGCCGAGCGGATTGGACGGGTCATAAAATGCCGCATAGGAAATGTAACTCGGCAATGTCAACGTGGCGTAGTTGCTGAATAACAGCGCGTTCGATGACCACGTGCTCGAAGTTGAGTCGACGGCTGACGCGGACGTCAACTCAGACGAAACCGTGGCGGTCAGCGCGCTTCCGTTGCGCCATGCCTTTATTCGAGACGCCGCCGCTTGCCCCGTGTCAACGGCTACCTGCAATCGATTGCGCCCCGCCGCCCATGGGAATGAGTAGTTCCCATTAGACGAGTAGACCTCCAGCGCCGTCCCGGTTCCCGAGACGAACACCAAGAAGACGTACGCGATATTCACGTTTCCTACCTCTGCGATGATGTCGAATGACGCCGGCGTGGTGTCATCGAATTCGCACTCGAAGTAGAGCTTCGTTGTGCCGCCGTATGCGGTCTGGAACTTCGTTCCGTTAAGCGCAGCTGACGTAGCCGTGGCAGCACCGGCAAAATTGTAATAACCACCCCCGCTGTTGCTGCCCCACGCTGAACTCCCGCCCGCAGTGATCGTTGCGGCGACCGGTGAAGCAGCGGAGTCACCGATGGTGGTCCCGGTTCCTTCGTTGAATTTATAGAGCGCCAGCGGTGTCGTCGCCGCTGCAGGCGCGGACGCCAGGAGCATGACCAGCGCGAGTAGGAGTTTCTGCAGCCGGCGCATCAGTTCCACCCCACCGCGCTCTGACCGTAGGATCCATAGTAAGTGCTGTTGTAGTAGACGAACGTCACCCAGAATTGGGCGTTGGCCGCGGTCGGGATCGACGGCGCCGTGCCCTGCCACTTCACACCAGCTGGCCACGCGGGCAGCGAGAACCCTCCGGTGCCGTTCTGCAGGATGAGCAAACGCAAAACCGCGACTTGTCCGCTACCCAGCGTCGGCGCTGTGAACGTCGGCGTGCCGGACATGCTTCCGGTTGCTGTTGCGACGTAGACGTTCCCCGTGGTCCAGTCGGCCAAGAGCGGGTTCGCGCCAGTGATATTGCTGGCTCCGGCCTTGTACGAAGCGTCCTGGATATTGGTGATGTTGTTGCCGCCCATCGCGATGGGGCCGGACATCGTTCCGCCGGCGAGCGGCAGCGCCGAGCTGCTACCAGAGGCGACGGCCTGTCCGATGATCGTGGTCCCGTTGTAGGTGAAGTCGATGACGTCGCAGGCGTTGGGCGTCGGCGAGAGGACCGGCGCCGATCCGTCTCCCGCCCACACCAGCGTCGGCGACGTCGGCCAGGCCTGGTGTCGCGTTCCGGTCGCGTCCTGGCAGACCCAGGCCTCGAAGTGCTTGGCGCCGCCGATGGTCCAGGTCGGGGTCCCGGTAACGTCTCCGGTCAGGACCCAGAAATGGGTGTTGCAGGTGGTCGAGAAGTCGGCAAGGACGGGGGACGCGCCCGTCTTGTTGCCGTCATTGTGGTAGGTGGTCCCGCAGTCGATCGGGTTGTCGCCCAGGTTCAGCCGACCCGCCATGGTGGCGCCGGTCAACGTCGGGTTGAACGCGAAGCAAGCTGGGCCGGTCCCGGTCTCGTCTGTCAGACGCCCCGCCAGCGTCGAGGACGAGAACGTCGCCATGTCCGACATGGCCGCCGAGAACGCCAGTGCAGTCGCAGTCGTGTAGGCCACCACGCCAGCCGAGCTGATCCCGGTGGCGACCTGATTGGACCCCGCGGTGCTCGCGCGGACCGTGGTCCCGATGTTCCCGCTCGAGTCCTTGTCGTGGAACCGGTGGTCCGTCGAGTCCGCCCAGCTGGCGAGATTCCCCGAGCCGGGCGTCCCCGGCGCAGAGCTCTCGGCCGTCGTGGCGGCGATGCCCGCGCCACCACCGGCTGGGACAGCCCACGCCCCATCAGCCCGCAGGAAGTTTGTAGTGCCGCCGCCGCTGGCCGGCGCCAGGCCCTTCAGGCTCGAGCTGAAGGCGTTCAGCGCCGCCGTCTGGGCGGAGGCGTCCACCAGTCCAGCCCAGGTCCGCCCGGCCGCCGAGCAGGTGTAGAGCGCGGCCGCGCCGGCACCGGTGAAATAGATGCACTTGTCGGCTGCCGTCGACAGGGCGGCGATCGCTGCCAGGTCGCTGTCGTACACCTGGACGTTCGTCCCCGGGACCAGCGATATGGCCGCCTGCGCTGCGGCGACGCTCGCTGCCGTTACCAGGCTCCGGCCGAGAGATGTGCTGTCAGTGATGGCCGTCGACCCGATCGCGATCGTCGAGCTCCCCGCCGCCGTCAGACGTCCATCGTTCCCGACCGTGTACGTGGCGACGTGCTGGCCATCGCCGTAGCCGCCAGGGCTGACGCCGGTGGGCGCCAAGCTCGGGTTCGGATAGTTATTGGCCAGCGACCCACCAGCCGGCCCACTGGGAGGTCCGCCGCCCCCTCCGCCGCCCGCCCCGGTGCCCAGGTACTGGTCCACCAGAGAGATCAGGTCGTTCACCAGGCCGTTCCCCGGGGCGCCGAGCCACCCGTTACTGTTCCCTGGGAAGTTGGCCTCGTTCGGAGAGTTGCCGAGCTTTCCCGTGGACGGGTCCGGGTTCGGCGGCGGGTCGATCTGGGGCGCTAGCTGGACGAGCCCTCGGTTCGGCCCAGGGACCGAGAACCACCGGATGTCCGTCACGCCGGGGTTCCCGCTGCGGTGGGAGGAGATCCAGAGCTTCTCGCGCACGCGGTAGGTCCCGACGACGTCAGGCGTGAACGTCGCCAGGGGCGTGTTCGACGTCTCGCCGTACGCCAGGACGCCGGTGGCGATGGCGCTGCCGCCGGGCACCCAGAGCATCTCGATCTGCCAGGATCCGATCCCCGTGGTCGTCCCGTTGCCCACCGAGACCACAGTCCCGGTCACGCCCTTCATCGCGAAACCGGCGGAGCCGACCGTGGCCCCCTGCGTGAACTTGATGCGGGCCAGCTGCGCCCGGGAGGCGCGCGGAACCAAGAGGACAGCTGCCACCAGGACAGCGACTGCGAGGCGCTTCATGCGTCCGAGGATGCGTCCCCGGCGCCTTGCGCGTCAATCTTCGAGGGTCAGCCAGCGCGGCGGCGCGGCGGACGGGACTGCGGCCCGGAGACCGGGATCGGTGACCTCGGGTCGCTCTGGTCGTGGTGGATCATTGGGAACACCGGAAGCGCCGGAGCCGGTGGAGCCGGCACATCGACGATCAGGACCTTCGCTTCGATCTCCACGATCTGCCACTCCGAGGACGAGAACTCTTCCGGGGACGGGTTCCAGCCGTGGATCGCCACTCCGGTGTCCGTCACCACCGAAAAAGCGTACTTCTCCCCCGGGCGCTTGACCAGCGCCAGCGCAGTCGGCCCCACGAACTCCGGCGCCTTCGTCGGCTTGTTGGCCACCCACGTTGCGTGGTTCGCGTATCTCCCGGCGTGCAGGGCTTGCAGGACCTGCTTCCAGGTCTGCCTGGTCTTGAGGACCCTCATGGCAACCGACTATACACCGCTCAGCGGTACAGCTCGTCCGACCCCAGGCAGCGCACGTCGAAGTCTGGCCCGGCCCAGGCGTTCGACGTCCTGCTCTCCAGTGTCATGTGCGGCGCAGCTAGAGATCGCTCGCCGACGTGCTGGTATAGGCCCGGGTAATGGACCCCGATCATCCATCCGCGTCGCTTCCCGATCGCCCGGATGCAGTCGTCAGATCCGCCGCCCTTCATGTTCTCCATCTCCGGACGCGCGTGCTCGAGCTCGCGCAGGGTGCGCAGCGGGATCTTCAGCGCCTGGCAGTAGCTGAAGATCTGCGCGGGGACGCGCCAGATGCTCCGCGGGAACCACTCGTCCCCCCACGGAGCGTAGAGCATGACCAGGGCACAGTCGGACGGGACGACCAGCGAGCAGGCGCGCGCGGCCGCCCCGGGACTGCCGCGCGCGTCGTCTTCGAGGAACACCAGGTTCTCGCCTGCGCGCGCAGCCAGTTCGAGCGCGGCCCAGGTCGACCAACGGTTCTCACCAGGACGTGCCACCGCGGGCTTCGGCGCCAGGTGTATCTCCCAGCCATCGCGCACTGCCGCTGCCGGCGGCGCGTCCCCGTCTACCACGACCACGCGCCGCTCCTCGCGAGGGGCTGAGTCGTCTACCCCGGAGATCGTGGCAGCCAAGTAATCCGGCCGCCGCGGGTCGGTCAGGACGGCGATCAAGACAGAGTGACCGTCGCCGTATAATTCAGGTTGAACGCCCCGTTCCCGAAGATCCCGAGACCGATTGCCCGGTAACCGGCACGCGGCCCAGCCACATAGGGAGCGGGGATGGCAACGGTGACATCTGTGACACTGCCCGCGCTGCTGCTGCTGTAGCTGAAGATCGTGCCAGCAATCGGGACGGTGGCCCCCGTCAGGTAGATGTTCGTCCCTCCGCCCGACGTGATCGCATTCATGAGGCCGACGTAGCGCATGGTCGTCGCGCCAGCGAGAACGCACTGGTCGATCGAATACTCCATGGGGTCGGAACTCGGGAGCGTCGCGTGCCCGCCGGGAAACCACTGGCTCAGGCTACCGGCCCCGTCGAGGACGCCACCGAACTGAAAGGTGCCAAGGATCTTCGCCGAGACGGTCGGGTTCGGGCCGCCGCCGCCCCCGGGCACGTTGATACCCGGGCCGGCTAGGATAGCGAGGACGCCGGTGTTGTTGACGATCGGGCTGGTCGCTGTCCCGGTGATCGAGATGCCGGTGCCCGCGCGGACAGACGTGACCACGCCGGTCACGTTGATCACCGGGTTCTGCGCCGTACCGCTGATGGTGACGTTGGTCCCTGCCGTCGCGGACAGGACGCCGGTGTTGTTGACGATCGGGTTCGCGCCGGTTCCGGTAATGGAGATGCCGGGGCCGGAAGACACGGAGAGGACGCCCGTGTTGTTGATGATCGGGTTCGTGGACGTGCCCGTGATGCTGATGCCGGGCCCGGCGCTGACAGACGCCACGGCAGCTCCGGGGCCTACGCCGGCTACCTGGATCGCTGCCCCGACCGCATCGTCATAGACGAACCATGCCTTACCACCGGCGCCCGTGGTCGTGTCAGCTCCGGCCAGGAGCTGCATGGGCACGGTCCCACCCGGCGGTGACGCCGCGTTGTTCCCGAGCACCAGGGAGGACGGGAAGTAGAGCAGGAACTTTCGGCCGGGGAGCAGGTTGGTCGTCCCGATAAAATTGACCCGCGTCGCCCCGGTGACGTGGAAGTAGTCCTCGATCCCAGGGGTGACGATGGCCGCGGACGCGATGTCGGCGCCGCGCAGTGACTGCTGGAAGATCGGAAAGTCCGTGGCCACCGCCGCCGCCGCCGAGGCGTTGACGCCGTGGATCTTCTCTCCCTTGGTAAAAACGTAGCCCATGGGTCAGAAGCTCGCCCCGCCCGAGTCGTTGAGCATCGTCAGCGTGGAGAGGTCGACGATCGGGATCTGGCTGGCCAGGTAGTTGTTGCTCGTGTCGGAGAGGCCGATCCCAGCCAGGTTGACGAACCCCGGGCCAGACGTAGTCACGGTGATTCCGAGCTTGGGAAACTTGCTCCGTGAGCCCTTGCCGATGATCAGGTTGACGTAGATGTTTCCCGACCCGTACCAAAGGCTCTTGGTCCCGTCGTTGCCATCCGACCCGAAAATCTCCCCCGGCATCCCGGCATGCGTCGACAGCATGGCGATCGTTGGCCCATTCATTCCGAACTCTCCAATCTGACTCTCGTCGGTGACCTCGATCAGGAGTGGAGAATCTCCTGTCGCCCTCAGTCCAGCCCCGCTTCCGGTAGCCCCGACGAAGAGGACCTCGTCTAAAAAGATCATGCTCGTGCCACCCGCGAATATTGGCCCGGGGACGATCAGCCCCACAGATGCCCAGGTGATCAGCCCGCCATAGAAGACATTCCCGTTCGATCCCCAGATCAGGCACCCGCTGATGCTGAGGTTTGCGGCGCCCGACAGTAGGAATCCGAACTCAAATGCGTCGAGGACGCCGGTCCCGAAGATGCATTGAGCCGCCGTCGCGAAGCCACTGCTGATGATGTTCTGGGGGAAGAACCCAGCGACGTTGCCGTCGAAGCGGAGCTGAGCCGCGTACGGGTACGCGACGCCGGCGGCAGGGAACGGCCACCCCAGGATCTTCACGAGGTCGAGGATGTTCACGTGGTCGTTGACCGCGAAGTCGCTCACGTTCCACGTGTCGCTGCCGTTGATGCCAGAGGCGTTGTCGATGACCTGCGAGATCGAGAAGTGGTCCGCCGACTTCTGCCGCGTGATGAATGCCGTCTTCAGTCCGTCCGTCGTCTGGATCATCTTCCCGACGTAGCCCGGCTTCAGGCCGATCCCGGCGATCACGATCTCGCGCTCCGTGTTCGTCGCCGGGACAGCCGGAGTAACTGCCGTGATCGTTCGGTTCGATGCGCTTCCGTCGACCGGCGAAGTGCCACCCCGGATGCGGATGAAATCGTTGGCGTCCGGGCTCGCCAGGTTGGTCAAAATCGCGAACTTCGTGGGGTCGACCAGATCGTCCATCAGGTGGATCGACAGCGACACGGTCGTCAGACCAGCCGCGCTGTTTACCTGATTCCACCCGACTAGGCGCCGGTTCAGCTCCTGGAAACTCTGGAGCGGATGCGCGTCGGCCGCCGCTTCCGACGTCCCCCATCCCACATTCTGGTCATTCCCCGTCGCGGGCGAGACGGACCAGTACGTTGCCTGTAGGAACGCCTGGTTAGGGATGCCCATGCGCGCCCATTGGCCGCCACCCCCGCCAGTGTTGGTGACCACCGAGGTCCCGCTCACCGTCATCGTCGATCCGGGGACGTAGCGGTAGAAGTCCCCGACGGTGAGGACCTCGCAGATGTGAGCATCGGACGTGAGGAACCCAGAAGCGTCGATGCCCGCCATACCGGCGATGTTCGTCCGGCGGAACAGGGTCGGGTTAGCCCCGCCCGATCCGCTACCCGCGGCGTTGATGATCGGATTCTGGATCGTGCCGGTGATGGAGACGTTAAGCCCTGCGGTGATCGACAGGATGCCCGTGTTGTTCACCACCGGGTTCGCGCCTGTTCCGGTGATCGAGATCCCCGTTCCACTCGTGACCGAAATGACGCCAGTGTTGTTGACGATCGGATCAGTCGACGTCCCGGTGATGGAGATACCGGGCCCCGCGTTGACCGTATTGACCGTGCCCCCTCCACCCGTGCCGGCGCCGCGCAGTCGCTCCAGCCAGCGGTTGAGCATGGTCGCCCAGCCCTCGCGCGTGTTCGGGACGGACGTGTCTTCGTACGTCTCCATGGGCCCGAGCTTCGCCAGGGGGAGCGTCGTGCCGTTCGGGCCGGGGATCGTCAGGCCGGTCAGGCGCCGAACGATGATCGTCTTCCGGGTCTCGCCGGGCGATCCGGGATTGATCGTGGCCTGCAGGACGTAGGTCCCATCGCGGTGGACGGCGGGCGGACCCGCGTCGTCGGAGTCGATCGTCCATGCCGACTGGAGCCCGGTGCCGAGGTCCCACGGGTTGATCCCGGTACCGCCGGCGAGGGACAGCTCCGGGCGCCCGATGAGCTCCCAGTGGACCGAGCTGACGCCGATTTCGCTGGTCAGCGAGGCGACGACGACGTCCCCCTGGTGGACGTCGTCGCGATAGCCGACGATCGGGGAGGCCCCGTTGACCGTCGTCTGGATCTGGACGCTCTCGAATGCCATCGCCGAGGGTCAGCCCCTGAGCCGCTGTACGTTGTGCTGGTACCCCTGTACCTGAAAATTCGGTGCGATCGCGTTGGTAACGACGAACTGGAACAGGGGCGTCGTAATCGGGAGCCGCACGACGCGACGAAACAGAAGGGCGCTCGATGACGAGCCACCCAATTCCTCGATGACGTACCCGGTTGCGCCTCCCGTGCCAGGAGCCCCCAGGGCATCCATGCCGATCGAGATCAACGTCTGGGGTCCGTTGGCGGTCAGGGCGACCCCCATCTCCACGGCACCGAACAACGCGGTGGCCGGGCATGAAGTGAGCGTCGCTGGAGACGTCGCGGATAGGAGGACCTCCAGCTCGTCGCGCCCGAACGTCCATTCGCCGGCCATGATCAGCGGCTGCCGGTGGGTCGTGTTCCGGAAGACGAATCCCAGACCGACGTACACGGCGCCGAGCTTCGTCGCCCCGCGCGGCGTGATGATGCTTGCCGTCGGGTGGCCGTCGGAGTCAGGGGGCGTCGTGCTCTCCATGAGAATGATCGGGTAGAAGGTCCCCGCGTTCGCGTAGCCCTGCGGCAGGTTGCGCCCGCCGCACAGATACACGTAATAGGGCCGCGACCACGTCAGGCCAGCAGCAGTCGCGAAGGGGTTCGCGGCGGTATCCGTCGCCACAGGGGGGGAGCTACCCACCCACTCCACGACCTCGCCGTCGATCGCGATCTTGTGCTTCGAGGCCCCCACGAGCCCGATGGACGCGCTGGCCGCGGATGGGTCAACGGTAATGTCCCATGCCAGGACGCAGCCAGCTATCGGGCCGTTGCTGGCAGATCCTGGGTAGGCGGCTCTCCGCCAGAGGCACGGCGCCACCTGGAACGCTGTCGCGTCGGCTGCCAGCGCCGGCACGTAGACCTCTGCCACGGCGACCATGTGCGCGGGAACCGCAGGCGGGAGCGGAGTCGACGCGGCGGTACCAGTAATCACGGTCAGCACGGATGCCGGCCCGGACGTCTTATAGACGTTCTGGGGGGAGATGGTCCGGGCGACCGGGTCGAGCAGGATGTTGCGGCTTTGCAGGTCCGTGTCCAGCTGCTGCGGGTCGGCCACGACCAGGTCGATGCGCGGGTTCGATCCGTTCGGATTTCCGAACGTGAGGAGCTGCGCCCCCCACCGCAGCGCCAGGAACGGGCTGTCGTCGCTCGTCAAGCCCGGGAACGCAGCGTCGTAGAACCACCCGCGGTTCGCTGCGATGTTCGCCGTGAACCCGCCGACCACACCGGTCAGGGACAGCGCGTAATCCAGGGAGGAGATGGGGGACCCCAACTGGCTGGCAGATCCGCCCGCCATCTCTTCCTGGACCTCCCGGGACATCAGCCGGATCATCCGGACCAGATCCGAGCTCAGAAGCTGCTCGCGCGCGTTCTCTTTGACGGTCGAGAGGGGAGATCCACCCATGGCGACCACGGTAGCAGGGCGGGCCCGGCGCTGTCACGATACGGGGTCAGCCGGTGAAACCGACCAGAGAGTGCGCCAGGAAGGCTCCCACCAGGTTGACGGGCGTCGTCCCGTCGGATTGGACCATCCCGACGATCTGGGTGACCACCCGGCCGACTACCGGGATCCGCTGGGTGTCGGTGCCCGTGTACCACCCGGTGTCGTACACGTCACCACCGAGGAACGCGAAGATCAGCTTGTGCTGCGCGCCCGGGACTGGGTTCGGGCTGTCGTGCCCGGCGCTCGCCTCGACCATCAGCCACGCCGTCCCGGAGGGCGGGGAGATCGCCCAGACGTTGGTCGGAAACGCGGGGGCCGCCGCCCCGACGCCGTAGAAGGCATCCGCCGAACGCATGTACGCGTCGAACAGCACCCCGCCCGCCTTGGTCGCGGCGACCGACTGGACCAGCGCCAGGAGCGCCGCCATAACGCGCGGAGGGTAGACCAGGAAGGCGTCCATGTACCCGTGCGCCGGGTCGTCGGAGAACCCGTCGTCCAAGAACAGCGCCTCGGAATCAGAGTCCTGGACGTATTCCTGGGCCTGCAGGCGAAAGTAAGCTCGGACGTCGCGGCGGTCGCCTAGCTCCGGCGTCACCAGCTCGTCCAGGAAGTCCGTGTCCGTGGCCAGCAGGTCGAACCCGCCCAGGCCGTGGAGGGCCTTCAGGTCAGCGCTGGCGCCGTCGTCGAAGGGCTCCAGGACCAGGAACGGCGGGACGCCCGGCACCTGGCTGGCCGCGGACACCAGGTCGCCCACCGCGATCGGCGAGACCTTGTCCGGGACGTTGCGGACGCGCTGGCGGTAGTCGTCCTCGCGCTCGTTCGGCTGGCGCAGGATCCCCCGCTCGGACCCGTGCACCGACAGGTAGTCGGCGGCCCCGCCCGAGATCGGAGTGGCGGTCTCCACCGCGACGAACGTTGAGGCGGTGTTGCCGGCAGCGCCGTCGGGCGCGATCAGGTTCGAGACTCCGCCTATCGCCGGGACGGGCGCGGCCTGCGGATGGACCGCGAACGCCGGCTCGTCCACCGTGTTGACCAGCTCGGTCTCGCGTAGCGTCTTGACCGCCACGATCAGCACCAGCTGGCCTACCGCTACCGGGAGCGGCAGCTGGGAGATCGCCTGGACGCCGCGGTCGTCGAGGAACCGGTAGCCGGTCGGGATGAGCCCAGACGTGCTGCCGTCCCCGCGGCGCATCGTCAGGACGGACGTCCCCGCCTGGCCGGCGGACGACGCAGAGATCGTCGCCGCGTCGCGGTCGTGGATCGCCGCCTTCCAGGTGCGCGCGAAGATGGAGACGTCTGCACCCAGGAGCGCGGCGCTGTCCGGGTCATCCAGCAGCGGCTGCAGCCAACCGAAGTTGTCCGTCGTCCGCCGCAGCAGCGCGATCAGGTCGTCGAAGTCCTCCGCCACGTCACCGGACCTCCCCGTTCGTGATGTAGCCGTGCCAGCACTCCGGGGGTCCCACGGCTACGGACGGCGACAGGGTGAGGTCGTCCAGTCCGGTGCCGGTCATCTGCCACCGCGAGGGGCCCCCATTGCGCGACTGAGAACCGGCGTCAGCCGGCGCGGGCTGGCACCCGATCGGGTTGGCGAATGACACCTCGACCATATGCGGGCGCGCTCCGTCGATCGGGAACTCCGGCTTGCCGTACCCGCACGGGCACCAGAACCGAACTCCGTCAGCGCCCACGATGTTCAGCAGGTCGCCGTAGTAGGTCCCCTTCGCCGTGGTGTTGCGGATGAACCCGGCACTGAACCACGGGTTCGTCAGACGCGCGATCACGTGAAGCTCACGTCCTCCGGGCGCACCCGGATCAGGATGCTGTTCGACGTCGGGACGACGTCGCCGGCAGGGACCACCAGGGAGTCGTCGTTCACCAGGACGCCCGGCACGGCCTTCGCCGCCCCGATCATGTCCGCCCGCCGCAGGGGCTGCCCCGGGATCAGGAACTGCGCCACGGACACCGCCACCGCGCGCACCTCGGCCTGGGCCTGCTGGGTGTCGATGCCGGTAGAGTAGGCCAGCTTGTAGGTGACCGGCTCGTAGCTGATGAGCCCCCCGGAGACGAAGACCGGGATCCCGCAGGCCCGGAACTGCAGCAGGACGTCGCTCACGGCCTGGAGCATCGGGCCCGAGGCGTTGCCGGCGTCGTCCCCGATCACGAGCTCCACCGCGCCCGCGGGCAGGCCGCTCCCCGGGTTGCTGATCTCGAACGCGCTCGATACGGACACCCCGGGGACCGTCAGCGCCGCGTACTGGATCGCGCCCAGCGTGGCGCGCCGGAGCGTGATGTAGTACCCGCGGATCCGCCCGCGGAACCTGGGATCGCTCTCCTGGACCGTCCCGCCCGCCGCCGGCTCTGGGTTCGTCACCGTGATCGTCGGGTCGAACGCCTGGTCACCGAGCAGGGAGATCGCCCCGGCGGGGACGTTCTGGTCCGGCCCGACGATCGCCGCGACGACGTCCGCGGCGACCTCCAGGTCCGGCGCGTTGAACACCGCATCAGACATCAGCGAGAACGTCGACCCCTGCGCTGTCGTGAACCGGAACCCGGCCTGCAGGACCCCGCCCCCCGCCCCCGCCGTCGGGCGCGACAGGAGGACCCCGGTGGTGGCCGCGTTCGCCGGCTTGCGGGTGATGCCGAAGCGGTCGTAAGCGAGCCGGTCCAGGCCGTCCTGGCGGGCGGTGTCGACGAACAGGTCGCGCATGCAGCGCGCCCAGGCCGCGACCAGGTTCTCGCCCATCACCGAGGCCTGGCCGACGATGATGTTCGCGTCGCTGCCGGCGACGTCGACCACCTTCGGGTTGATGCGCGTGTTCGGCTGGCCCTTGATGTAGCGGCGCCCGACGGAGAATAAGTCCTGCCGGCTCGGAAGGTCAGCCACCGGTTAGGCCCCCGCCGATACAGCGCCGTCGCTGGAGATCGAGGCGTTCAGGCGCACCTGGCGCCCGGAGCGCGTCTTGATCAGGCTGTTCACGAACGTCAGCCCGGTCCCGTCGATCGACGTCGTCACGCTGACCGCCGCTACCTCCGGCTCCTGGGAGATCTGATTGATGGCGTCGACCTTCAGCGCGGCGAGCTTGGACGTGCTGCCGATGCTCTTCAGGTCCACGGCCAGGCCGTAGCCGGGCAGGTGAGCGAAGCTGTTCTTGCGGGTGCCGAACCGGCGCAGGACCCGCTTCACCAGCCCGAGGTCCTCGGCCTCCGGCGCCGCGTCCCCGCTGTCGTCGATCTGCCAGCAGCCGATGGCCGGCGGGTTGGCGATGTCGATCAGGTCCTGCCGGCGCTCCGGGAGCCGCGTCTCGGACAGCTGGGTCACCCCGTCGAACTGGGCATCGTACGGCGCGCCCAGGCCGCCCCCGAAGGCCGAGGCGACCTGCCGGACGTGCACCTGGTAGCGGATGCCCAGGACGAGCTGCCGGTCGACGCAGACGTCGATCCCGCGCTCGTAGGGCGCCAGCGGACTGGACCCGTTGCCCACGCCCCAGGCGGGCCCGGCGACGACGTCCGTCAGGACCCCGACCGGGGTAGGCGCGGTCGCCGCGCCCGACACGACAGAGAAGCTGTAGTTGCTCGGGTTCAGCGCGTCGGCGCGCCCGGACGGGGTCCGGTGCTGCGGGGTCTCCGAGAACACCACCCGGACCACCTGGCCGGCGACCGCGACCGCGCGCAGCACGGACAGCGACCCGCCGCTGCCCATCGGGTCGCCGTAGGCCTCCCCGCCGTAGCCCCCATGGCGAGGGGGGATCGCGGACGGGCCCGTGGACTCGCTGTCCTCGTCGTCTGCCCCACCGACAGGGGCGCCGCCCAGGGGGGACCCGCCGGTTCCGCTCATGCGTTCGACTCTACTCGGATTTGGAGGTAACCGACAAAAACGCGGTCGACTGCGCCTCGAACGCCTGCCACGCCGCCTGCAGCGCCTGTAGGCCCGGCTGGAGCGCCCCCAGGGGCCCCACCGCCACGGCGATGAGCGCGGCGAGCCCGGCCAAGATCGCCGCGCTCTGGGTCGCCTGCGCCTCCCGGTAGGCGTCTCCGAGCAGCAGGTGCTGCTGGGCGTCCTTGCCCAGGGAGATCTCCCCCTCCTTGCTGATCACGACCGCCTTCCCGGCGCTGGCCAGGGACGCCGAGCCGTCCGCCTCGAGGCGCAGGACCGCACCCGCCGCCGTCCGGACCTCGATCGGGACGCCGCGGGCGAAGATGCTCGCGCGGTCGTTCCGAAACACCGGCTTGCCGTCGGTCTCCACCGGCAGCGGCTCTGAGGCCCCCGCCACCACGCACAGGACGTAGGGGATCATCGCCAGGTCCCCCCCGGGGATCGCCACCAGCACCTGGTTCCCTGGGCGGATCGGGAACAGGACGGAGACCGCGCCGGCCTGGTGCCCGTAGTGGCAGGTGATCGGCACCCCGGACGGCTCCAGGACCACGTCCACGTCCACGCCAGACGGCGAGATCACGACCGCGTTCGGGTCGGTGTAGTCGGGCTGCTCCCCGTTGACGGCGGCGACCGTTCCCCGGGAAACCCAGAACCGGGCGTCGATACCAGCCATCGTGAGCCCCGCCCCCAGGCGGAGCATGTCCGGGGACCTCACCCGCCGCCCCCCACCGCCGCCTCGGCCAGGCGCACCAGCAGCTGGTCAGTGTTCGCCTGGATAGCGGCGGCGCGCCCGTCGGGCTTGGCGCCGGACACCGCAGCCTTCAGCCGGTCGTTCGTGGCCGCGTCCTGGGGCGCCAGGTTGGCCGGCAGGTTGCGCGCTTCCAGGAACCCGGAGAGCTCGATCGTCACCGAGAACCCCTCTCGCACGGACCACTGGTACTCGACCCGGCGGCAGTAGAACCAGTCGGTCAGCTTAGCCGAGGCGTAGGCCGCTTCGATCTTGGCCAGGGCTGACTCCAGCGCGGACTTCTGGCCTACGGCGATGAACGCCTTGCTGTTCGGGTTCTCGAGCAGCGCGCGCCGCAGGAAAGCCGGGTTGCTCCGCCGGCCGAACAGTTCGGACAGGCCGTTCACCACCAGGTCGGCGGACGGGTCGGAGACGGTGCTCCCGACCGTCACACGGCAGGGCGTCCCCGGCCGCAAGCGCAGGATGTCCGGGTTCTCGTTGTGCGTCTCCGGCCGGGTCGGGTCGAGGTAGCTGCACAGCTCGTTCGTCTCGATCGTGCACTGCAGCTCGTGCCGGCTGATGGAGTGGTAGAGGGCCACTGCAATCAGGTCCAGCGCCTCCTGCGACCGGATCTCCCGCACCTCCCGGACGATCTCCTCCTCGATCGGCTGGTGCCCGAGCGCCGAGCCGGCGCCGCCCGACCCCACGGCGCTGGGCTTCGTCGCGCGGTGCGTGCGCGGGAAGAACGCCTCCAGCGTCCGCTTCCCGGGCGGCCCGTCCGGGTTGTGGCAGATGACGCGAATGCGCGGCGCCCGGTTGCGCCCGTACTTCCGCGACATCTTCATCTTCTTGATGTTGGAGCCCCAGACGAAGAACCGCACGTCGGTGTGGATGACGGATCCACCCACCGTGATGTCGCGACCGAACCCGTCGACCGGGCCACCCGGCACCACGATCCCGTCCTGCGGCGTCTCCTTGATGTTCTGCGGCGGCACCAGGAGGATGTTGTTGGCTCCGATCGGCGTCACCGAGCCGTCCGCCTCCTGGGCCACGATCGACGGGTCATAGACTGGGATCATTCCGCCCAGCAGCGCCGCGCGCGTGACGATGTCCCAGATGGACACGTCGGTGGACGGGTTGATCGACGGCGGCTGCACGCCCGCAGGCTGCCCCCCGCCCGGGTCGGCCGCGGGGTCCATGCCGGGCGGCGGCCCCCCCTGGACGAGCCCGCCTGCCTGCGCGCGGCTGGCCGCCGTCTGGAGCGACCGCTTGAAACGCTGGGCGTCGATCCGGGGCTCCTTCGCCGGGTCGACGTTCGGGAAGTACCTGACGCCGATGGCGTCGCCCAGCTGGCCGTTGAACTCCGGCACGGTCGAGATCACGCGCCGGATGTAATCGGCCAGCCCCTCGCCCCCGGGCGCCACCCGCAGCTCCTTGGCGAACGGGTTGACCTTCAGGGCGTTCAGGCGCCCCTCCAGTGAGTCGGCGCTGACGGAGATCTTCACGTCCTCCTCGTCCGCCTCCATGTCCTCGCTCTCGGCGTAGCCGCGGAACACCGGCGGCAGCCCCATCACCCGGGGGATCCAGCTGGCCGGGTCGGCATAGTCGTCGACCGCGGCGGTGCCGAAAAACACCTCCACGAACATCGCCCGGACAATCTCCGGGGCGATCGGGAGGTCCGACAGCTGGACGCCGAACGTCAGCTTTGCCGCGGTGCGGAACCCGTCCAGGTTCAGCGTCAGGTCCACCGGGACGACGCAGATCTGCACCGAGTTGTCCGTGCGCGATTTCCCGAGGGGAGCGGCCGCCGCGCCGGGCGCCGCCGTCCCCGCCGCGCTGGCGGCCGCGCGCCGGCTCGCCACCGCTGCCGCCGCGTCAGCCCCCAGGTCGCGCTCCCCGGACGCGCGCCGGACGGCCTGCAGGTTCGCCGCCGCCTGCGCCGCCGCCTGCGCCTTGGCCGCCGGGGATTTCGGGGGGGAGCTCTCCGACTGCGCGCCGGCGCCGTCGTCGTTGGTGAAGTCCTCCAGCAAGATCGACAGGCGCAGCACCGCCGCTGGCCGGTAGACGTACTTCACCCCGGCGGTGCCGGAGGAGAGCACCTCGGCGGATAGGGCGCGAGGGATCTGCGGGGTCAGCGCCACGTCAGCACTGCTGGCTGAGGTTGCCCGAGGACCCGTTCGCGGGCCGCGGGATCACGATGGACCGGCCCGGATCGTCGCTGGCCCCGTCCGGCGGCGCCGGCACGGCCGACCCGTCGATGTCGTTCTGGTTCGCGATCAGCCACCACATGTCCGGGTCCTGGTAGTAGCGCAGCGCCAGATCGCGCAGGTCCGTCCCGGCCGGCGCGTCGACCACGGCGATTACGTCCGGCTGGAAGCTCTCCTGCAGTCCGGCGCTGGCGTCCACGCACCGCTCGCGCGCCACGTCGACCTGCAGGAGCTGCGTGAACAGGTCGTCCTTCAGGGTCAGCAGGCCGAGCGCCGAGTCGCGCACCTCGATGAACAGGAGCGCCATGTTCAGCAGGTTCTGCTCCACCTGGCCCAGGGCCTCGACCGTCGCCGCGCACGCCCCGATCATCTGGAGCGCCGCCTGCGCCGGGACCTGGACTGATGACACGATCATGGCTGAGCCCGCTTGGATCGAGTCGAGGGCGCTGGCCACCTGCTCGTAGGCCTGGCCGATGCCGTTCGCGATCTGCTGCGGGATGCCGCCGGTCGAGACGGCCGGCCCCTGAGAGAACTCGTCCCACATCGCGGCGGACAACTGGGCGTCGTCCACCGCTTCGTTCATGTCCTGGCGCGGGTTCACCTTGGCCGTCGTGAGCGACGCCGGGGCCTGGCTCTGCGTCTTCGATCGCCACTCGAAGTCCGCTTCCCACTTGATGTCCTGGACGCGGGCGATCTCGAACTTGGCCCGGGAGACGATCCCCTGCCGGATGACGGGCGTCCCCGAGAGCACCGGCGCCCCGGTGTCCCCACCGATCGCCCCGCCCCAGCTCACCTCGACCGAGACCCCGCGGACCCTCAGCTCGTCGAGTAGCTCCATCAGGGCCCAGGCCGCGCCGTCGCCCAGGAAGCGGTCGTTCCACTCTCCGGCCACCGTGGTGGGCTTCTCCGTGGGCCCCAGGGCCTGCTGGGAGGCCACCGGGTTGCCGTTGTACCAGGTGGTGACCACCTTGTGCGTCCCTTCCAGGATCAGCGCCCCGGCGACGTTCTGACGCCCGACCAGCTGGATCACCCCGGGCGCCTGGTCCGGCTGCAGCTGAGCGACGGACAGGTCGCCCTCCAGAACTCGGATCTGGAACGGACCAGCTTGGGAGGCGAAGTCGGCCACGGGGAGATCTTAGTCCCCGAGGGGCTCCGCCGTCATCGCCTGCGATCGGGCGTGCACCTGGTTCTCGAGATTGTCCCAGAAGCGCAGAAAGGCCCGGCCCGGGTCCTTCTCCTCGTTCTTCCACGTGACGTGGATCCCCCCGTTGAAGTTGTAGACCGGCTTCGGCGGCTTCGTCCCGGGCACGCCCTCCGTCCGCGCCGCCTGGCGCACCACGGCCAGGTTCCGGCTCAACACCTCGGCCGCCGCCGCGCCCAGCAGCCCAGCGCTGGCGCCCGCGCCCAGGCCGGATGACTTGAACATCGCGGCGAACTTGTCCCGGTCGGCGCTGGCCATCGAGTCGACGATGCCGTTGAACTTCTCCATTGCGATCGCGCCGTTCTCGAACAGGCCCTTCTGCTTCAAGATCTCCGCCGCGGCGCTGGCGCGCACCGCCATGTCCTTCTTCCCGGCCTCGATCTGCTCGTTCGTCAGCTCCGAGTTGTGCTTCTGCATGTAGGCCTGCGTCTTGGCGATCTCGCCCACGGTCGAGAAGAAATCGCCCAGCTCGGATGCCTGCTTCTTCCGGCTCTGCCACTCGTCGTAGACGCCCTTCAGCGCGATGGCCGCCAGGCCGCCCGCCGTGACGATGGCGCCGAACATCGGCGCCACGGCCCCGAGCGTGCCCAGGAGGCCACCCGCGCCCGACAGCGCGCTCCCCACGCCGCCCAGGGCCCCGATCCGTCCTACCCCGGCTCCCAGCCCCGCCAGGCCCCCGCCGAGCGACGCCGCCAGCTCCCCGACCTTCAGGCCGGCGAAGACCGCCCCGATCGCCACCCAGTGCTCGCGGATGAACCCGGAGATGCTCTGGAGCGTATGGAACCCGGCCACCAGCTTGCCGGCGAACGATTCGACCAGGCTCTTGCCGTCCTTGCCTACCTGGCTGATGTGCTTCGACCAGCCCTCCAGGCTCTTGGCGATCTCCTTGAATAGCGGGCCGGTGGCATCGCGCAGCAGCGCCGAGACCGTGATCTGGGCCCGGGTCAGCGCGCCTCCGATCCCGCCCCCCATCGCCTCCGCGATGTCCTTCGAGCCCTTGAGCCCCTTCTGGATGCGCTCGTAGATCTGCGGCGCGGAGAGCTTGTGCAGGTCTCCAAGCGTCATACGCATGGCCAGGGAGAAGTCGTTCCCCGGACGGATCGCCTTCGTGGTCAGCGCGCGCGCAATGGTCTGGGCGGCTTCCTCACCGCTGACACCGTAGCGCTTGGCCGTGGCGATGGACGCCTCGGTCAGTCCCATCACCTTCTCCTGCGAGAGGCCCAGGCCCCCGGTCGCCACCAGGAGCTTCTTGTAGGCCGCGGTGACGTCGTCGAGCGGCATGACGTACTTGCCGGCGGACTCCTCCAGTTCCTCCGTCACGCCCTTGGCGATCTTCATCGACCGGGTGAACTGGTCGATCTCCGACGTCCCCTTGCCGAAGTCGAGGGCCGACGTCAGGACGCCCGCGATGCCCTTCTGCGTCTGGGCGAACTCGGTGTTCGCCTCCTTGATCTTCTCGATCCAGGACCCGACCCCGTAGCCCAGCCCCAGCGCCGCCAGCGTCGTCAGCCCCTGCTCGCGCCGAAACTCGCCCACCCGCTCCCGCAGGTGGTCCAGGCGCTTCGCCCCACCCTCGAAGGCCGAGGCCATGCGCATCACCGTCGCGCCTACGCCGGCGTCGCGCGCGGTGAACTCGGTCCTGACCTCTCGGCCGATGGTCTCCATGCTTACGAGCGCTCCAGCTTCCTCATGGCGGCGATCCCCTCCAGATAGGCGGCCATGTCCCGCTGGGTCATGGCGTACAGGTGCGGGAGCTGCTGCCGGCCGTGGACCGTCGCCTGGGCGAACTGGAGCCAGATGTTGCGCTCGATCTTCCGGCAGATCGAAGCGTCCTGGAGTTTCTCCAGTTCGCCGTACACTAGCCCGTTGGCTAGACGGACTGCTTCATGCTGTCTAAAAAAGCTTTGCCGTCCGCCTCGGACGGGAAGTTGATCTTGTTCAGCGCGCGGCAGAGCAGGCGCAGCACCGGCGGCGAGCACTTGTCCAGCCAGTCGCCGCCCTGGTCCGCGGCCTTCCCGTTTACCTTGATGACTGATCGGCGCACCAGCTCGTACTCCAGGGCCTGGGCAGCGCCCGTGGCATTGGCGGCGCGCGCGGCATCGATCTCCTGGCCCATGGTGTAGGCCTGCATCACGACCGACGTCGGGTCCGAGTCCGGGAAGATCCGAGCCCCATCTGGGATCGTGAACGTGTAGGTGGCTCGCTCCAGGGTGGCCGGATTGAGGACGGACGCTGCGCTCGTGGTCATCGCTGTCTCCTGCCGGTCGGGTTATGACGGCAGGGGCGATGCTACACCAGCGACAGTTTGAAGTCCTCGGCCTCTCCGGTCAGCTTCTCACCCACGTACGAGTCCCGCCCGGCGATCGTCAGGGACGGGTTCGAGAACTTCAGGTCCCCGATCGTCACGCGCGGGCGCTGGCCGTTCGGGAAGTTCAGGACGCACGCGACGCCGATCTTGAAGTTCGCGGCGTTCGTCCGCTTCGAGGCGCGGTCGCGGATTACGCCCAGGAGGATGATCCCCTCGTTGCTCTCCGGGTCGAACTCGAGGTCGAACCCGACGCCCTTGTAGATCTCGTCCTTCCGTTCCGACCCCTCGCCAAGGTAGCCCTTCGAGAGGATGTCGGACTTGACCGTCAGGGTCATGCTGGAGACGGCGGTGATCGTCCGGAGCAGGACCCCGGCGGAAGTGATCCGGAGCTGGGTGTCCTGCCCCTTGAGTCGCTGTTCTTCGGCCATGGTCTGCTATCGCTCCTTCCGGCGCAGGTTAACCGACGGCCGCCGCGGTCGCAGACGGGATGATCACCGTCTCGCCGATCTGGGTGTTGAACACGATGTAATCCATCGACGGCAGGAGCCGCACGTAGGTGATGATCACGAAGATCCCGAGCGCCGTCAGCTGGTCGGTGTTGCCGCTCGACGGGTCCAGGTAGTAGTCGACGATGCGCTGGGCCGCCGGGACGTTCGGGCTCTTCAGCCCCTCCAGGAACGCCTCCGCTGCGGCGACGAAAGCGTCTACGCGCTCCGTGGTCCCGGGGAGCTTCTGGTAGGGCGCGGCCACCTCCGCCAGCGTGTCCTGGATCAGGTCCGCCATCCGGCGGCGCTTGATCGGCGTCCGCGTCGGGTAGACCGCCGAGTTGGCCGCGGTCACGCCCTGCATCCACTGCCAGCCGGTCGCCCGATCGTTGTAGAGCACGCAGACGCCCGCCGCGATCAGGTTCGCGTAGTCCTGCTTCGCCAGCGGGGAAGTCACGAAGGCGTCCTCGACCTGGACGATGTCCGTCATGTACTCGTTGGCCACGCCCGGGTTGATCTCCTCGGACAGGTTCGAGAGCAGGCCCGCCATCCAGCTGGTCGCGTCGATCGAGACCGCGATGTTGCCGAGGTCGACCGATTTGATCTTGGCCTTCGGGAACGTGACGATCACCCGGTCGGCCGGCTGGGCGTACCCGTCCGCCGCCGCCAGACCGATCGCCGCCGCCTTCGCCGTGGCCGCTGCCGCCGCCGTGTTCGCGGTGGCCGGGTCGGCGCCGACGATCACGATGCGGCCTCGCCCCATCTCGCTACAGGCCACCGCGTTCGCCGCCAGCGCCTGGCGGATGGCCTGGGTGCGCCGCGCTGCCCAGAGGACGACGATGGCGCTGGTGACGTCGGACCCGGGCTGGGTCTTCCCGATCGCCGCCACGTACTGAGCCTCGAGGCGCGCTGCCAGCGTGGTCCCGGTCCCCTGGGGCCAGAGCGTCGTCGCGTTGTTGACCGCGGAGATCGTGGTCGTCGCGGCGACGTTGTCGATGGCCGGGTCGAGCACGTTGACGATGGCGGCGACGGCCGTGGCCACCACCGGCTCGACCACCCGGATCGGAAAGCACGGGATCGTGAGCGTCAGCGCGTTGGACGTCACCAGGGTCCCGATCGGGACGACCGTGTCGCCGGATGCCGCGTAGACCGCGGTCGCGCTCCCGAAGGCCGCGTTGTTGGCGAAGCGCGTGCCCGCCTTCACCACGATCACCTTGTTCGTTTTGCTGGAGACGTCCTGGTCGGCCGCGGCTACCGTCACCGTGACGGTCAGGGCTCCCTTGGTCGTGCCCTGGTCGGTCGTAACCGCTTCGTGGTCGACACGGACGATCGCCAGCCGGCGGAAGGTCCGCCCGAGCAGCATCAGGTTGCCGTTGCCGTTGTACTTCCCGGACCCGCCCTGGCTGCCGTCCTGGATGTCAGCGGCCGACTGGCTGAAGTACGGGTACACCTTGGGCCCGTAGAGCGCCTGGGCCTCGCCCCCGCTGCCGACCTCGGTCGGGTCGAAGGGGCCGGACACGAACTCGCCGATCATGCAGGCCGAGCCGGGCGACGTCCCGAGCGTGACGGCCGGGCCGGTCTGGTCGACGATCACGATCTGCGGGACCGCCGTGATCTCGGCCAGCGACGGCATCTGGTTCCGGCGCAAGAAGAATGCCATCTAGGCGGCCCTCACCTTCATGCGGACCATGCTGCGGCCGCGCGTGCCCGGAGGTCAAGAATCGGTGGGACGCGGGATCGGGCCCTCGCAGACCTTCATGACCGTCTTCAGCGTGAACGGCGCCACCGGCCCCAGCATCACGTGCTTCGCCTCAGCCCGGACGACGAACGTCGCCTCGTTCTGGTTCCGCGCGGCCGTGTCCTGGTCGTCGTGCTTCTGGCTGGACAGGAACGTCAGCCGGCACGGGATACCGAAGTACCCGGGCATTGGGACGAAGACGCCGTTGCGCGCCCCCCGGCGCCACATGAGCAGGCGCGGGTCCTGGAACGTCGTCTCGATGCCCGCCAGCAGCGCCTGGCGCTCCGCGGACGTCGGCGCTCGGACCACCACCTCGACGTCCCTGGTGGCCTCCTGGAGCTCGTAGAGCCCGAACCCGAGCTGCCCCTGCGGCTCCCAGGTCTCCTCGAGCAGCCGCGGGGTCGGGTGGGACGGCCCGTAGACCAGGGGCGGGTCCGGCAGGATGCACCCGGAGGGCCGCTCGAACTCGTCGTTGAACGTCGGCCAGTCCGTGAACACCCGCTTCAGCTGGATCGTCCCCTGCCCGCCCGGGCCCGGCCAAGCGCAGGCGGTCAGCCGATCGGCGATGGCCTGGGACATGGCCGTCGTCAGGTCGACGGTCTGCTTCCGGCTGTAGTCCTCGCGGCTGAACGCCATGCGATTAGCTTACTCGCCGGCGCCCGCGCGCCCCAACCTTCGCTCCAGCGCCTGGCGGACGATCGGCTCCAGGCGCCGCGACGCCAGCTGCAGGACGTGCCGCGCCGGCAGGCCGCGCCGCTTGATGGCGCGGGCGATCAGGAACGCCGCCTGGCGGATCTCCGCCTCCGCTGCCCGCCCGCTCCCGCGCACCAGCTTCTTCCTGCGCACCCAGTCGGCGATCACAGCTATCGGCGGCGCCTTCGCTCCGGGCCGGCGCCCCTCCTCGATGATCGCCCCGTGCTTCGAGTAGTTGTAGATCACCGCCCCGTGCGGGATGTCCTCGAACTTCCAGGACCGGCGGTAGATCGTCCGGTCAACCGGAGGCGGAGAAATGCTTGCGATCTCCTCCTGCACCAGACGCGGCCCGTGGAGCTTCACCGTCCGCCGGATCTCCGCTACCGCGTCCTCCACCACCATCCCCTCCTGGCGCCGGAAGTCGCGCGCCAGGTCCGAGAACGAGACCACCTTCACGGCGTCTCTTCGTAGCGCCCGGCGTCGTAGTCCTGCTTCGTGAGCGTCACCCGCCACGACATGCCGTCGCGCGACAGGACCGGCACCTTGGACGGCGGACTGAAGCGCCGCACCGGAGGCGGCGGCGTGCTCGGCCGCAGTTCCCGGATCTCCCAGAAGAACTCCACGTTGCGCTTCGAGGTGCGCGGGAGCAGCGGGTCCCGCAGGTCCGGCGTCCGCCCGGTCAGGTCGTCCTCCGGGATGCGCGCGCTGATCTGGTCGATCACCACGTCGCCCTCCTCCGTCAGCCCGGTGGAGTGGACGTTCCGGTTGACGCTGTCGATGTCTCGCACGCGCGGCGGGGGCAAGATCTCCCGCCGCGACGTGACCCGCGCCAGCCCCTCCCCAACCTGGTTCCCTGTCCACACGGCGTGGACCAGGAACACCCGGTAGGGCCGCAGCCCGAGCTCGGCTGCGATCCCACGGACGCTGTCGACCACGCCCACCAGGTCGAACCCCAGCGTCGCCGGCGCCGCGTACGGCTCCGGCCCGCGGAGATCCCCGGCCAGCTCGGGGATGTCCGCCGCCGGGGTCCCCGACTGGACGCGGTCGTCGGCCACGCCTTAGCCCGGGAGCGCCGCCGACGGATCCAGGATCGGAGACCAGCGGATCAGCAGCCAGGTGCTCACGTTCAGCGTGGTCGGGAGGTACCCGCTATTGGTCGTGTGCTTCACGCCCAGGCTGTCGCCCTTGTAGAAGGCCACCGGCTTGACGAAGTCCTGCGTCCCCTTGAGCGCCGCCGCGAAGTTCACGTTGTCGCCCACGATGGTCCCGGCGATCGTCGCGTTAACGACGCCCGTGCCAGCAGTCACCGCGGCGGAGGTCTGCCAGACGAGGCCGATGATGTGCCCGGCGCGCCCAGCTACGACCGCGTTCGGAGCGGCAGCGTCCACGGCCTGGAAGGTCTCCGCGACCCCGGCCTGGCTGGCAGCGAGGGCGGCGACCCGGAAGGCCCCGACCTGGTCGAAGCGCGCGTTTGGCGTCTCGATCGCCGCCGCGTTGCTCACAAGGGTCCGGGTCTTCCCCTGGCCCAGATCCGTTACCTCGTAATTGTTCATGCTCTGCGTCTCCCTCGTGTTGGCTGTTCTCGGTTCAGGACCACGTCACGGGCCGCGCCATACTGCTGCGACCGGCCCCCGGCAGGTCCTGTGCGTACGGGTTGGGCACCACGCCCAGGACGTTCGCCAGGCGGTTCACCCAGCGCGTCCGCTCGCGCTCCAGGTCGTCGCCCGCCGTCGGGTTCAGCTTGATGCTGTCAACCTGGCTCACCCGCACCTGCCCCAGGACCTCGGTCAGCCGGGCGTCGATGGCGTCCAGTCGGCCGAGCAGCATCCGGACGATCCCCGCTGCCGACACCGGCGTGTGCTCCAGCACCGAGTCCACCATGAAGGACGTCTGCGTCGCCGCCGGCACGCCCAGCGAGATGGACTGCGCCAGCTGGAGCACCTGGTAGCCCAGGTGGTACTTGATGCGCGTCTTCTCCTCCTGGGAGAAGACGACGCTCGGCTCGGCGTTGGACACGACAGGGAGACGGTAACAGGTACCGCCCCCCGCTGTGAAAGATCGGCCGGGTGCCCTACCCCTGAGCGCTCGTGAACCAGCCCGGCGGGTCGCACCGCTCCAGGCCGATCCCCGCGTTCCTCAGCTTCTCGAAGTCGTAGGCGCCGGCCCGCAGGGTCTCCCCGCCGGGGATCGTCATCACCCCGCCCTTGCGCGCGACGTCGCCCCCCTTCGTCACGCGGGCCCACTCCCAGCCCCGGACGTCGTCCGGCGCGAACGCCACCGCCGGCTCGTCGCTCTCCCCGGGCCCGGCGGGGAGCGTCGTCTGCGCTCTCGCGGGCGCCTTGGCGCCAGCCGCCGGCTTCGGACCGGGCTTGGAACCCGGCCCCACGCCGAGAGGGGAAGTGTTCACCTGGGTGTTCTCGTCGGACATGGGCGCCTCCTCAGAAAAAAACCGCAGGCTGCAGCGAGAGAAATGGGAGCACAGGACCGAAGTCCCAGCCCCCCCGGCCAATACGTGGGCCGTACACGAGGTCTCGCTGCCGACCCGCGGATCCCGACGGCTCACCGGTTGAGGCCGAAGCCTGCCGTTTCTCGCCGTCAGGAAATCCCGGGCACCGCACCGCGCGGCGCCTCTTGTTCTCGTTCACGCCTCTCAGCTTGCAGCCGGGCGGCCCCGCCGGTCAAGGGGGCCAGTCCTCGAGGTCCAGCCGGCACCTGGTGCAGCAGCGCAGAAGAGGCGGCAGCAGCACCAGGCACCGGAAGCAACTGGACAGGCTAGGGCGTGGTCGACGGCGCGCCCGAGGCGGCGGGCGTCGCGCTGGTATCGCTGGTGGGGGCCGTGGTCCCGGTGCTGGCGGGCGGGGCGGCGGGGGTGTTCGCCACGACCGCGGTCGTCAGGTCCGACTTCTTGGCTGCCAGCGCGGCGGAAGCGGCCTTGATCTTCGCGCCCAGCGCTTGGATCGTCGCGCTGTCGGCGCCGGCAGCGGCGGTCACCTCGGAACCCGCGCTGTCCAGCAGCGCGACGGCGGCGTCGATGGTGGTGCTCAGACCCTCTTCCGCAGAGGTCAGGTCGGTGACCTCCGCGGTAAGGGTGTCGAGATCCTGGGTTACCTGGTCGAGTGCGTTGGACATGGCGGCTTCTCCCTTTGCGATCGGTTCGAGCAGCGCCAGGGCCCGCCGCATCATCGCGGCCAGGTCGTCTACCTTGCGCTCGATCCGCTGCATCCTCGAAGGCATCTCCAGCGCGAGGTCGACGGCGTTGCTCATGCCGCCGACGATGCGGCGACGGGGACAGCGGCGTCAAGCGGAAAAGAGAAAGGGCCGGGGAGGTTTCCCTCCGCCGGCCCTTTCGGGCGTCATCCGCGTTGCCTCAATTTTTCCCCCCGGCCTCTTTGGCCGCGACGGTCCTGCGGAGGTCGCGTTACCCCGCTACAGCGGGGGCGCCTTCAAAGCCTTACTCGCCGTGGCAGATCACGACCGCGCGCTTGTAGCTGGCGGGGCTGGACGTGGCCAGCTCGTCCGTCGGGATCGGCCAGTCGCCCGAGATGCTCCAGGTCGACGCCGTCAGCTGCTGCAGGCGGTCCTGGGGCGCGCGGAGGATGAGCCGGATCCGCTCGGTCATGACCTGGACGCCGCCGTTCACCACGGCGAACTCCCCGATCTTGCCCATCACGCCGGCCTCGGAGATGTACTTGCTCTCGTCGAGGTACTTCTCCTCGATCCAACCCTGGCCCGTCATGATCGGCCGGTGGACGTTCACGCCCGCGGCGTTCACCGTCTCGAACCCGTGCGTCGCGCCGGTCTGCGCGTCCGGGTCGCACGTAGTCACGTAGGGCGCCTCGTTGTTCCGGTAGAACGCGCAGTTCAGCAGGTAGCCGGCTGCGAACTGCCGGTAGTGGACGCCGTCCGGCATCGATGTATTCAGCACCCGGAACTCGTTGTCGGAGAAGATCTGCGACTCCGAGGTCGGGTCCAGGTGGACGTGGAACGAGCCGTCCTCGTGGGTCGGGACGTTGTTGAAGCGCATCTGAGCCACCGCCGAACGGATGTCCGCCAGGGTCAGCAGGTCGCTGCTCGAGATGTCGTCCACGCCCGCGCCGCCGCCGCTGTAGACCACGACGGAGCGCTTCGTCGACAGGACGGGCGAGCGCGCCGGCACGTTGCCGGAGAGCGCCGGGGTGATGGTCAGCGTGCCCGCGTGGATCTCCGCGAACGGGTCGTTCGCGTTGTCCGGGGTGAACGCCGTCACCTGGCCGACGTACGTCCCACCCACCTGGTTCGGGATCGTGATGTTGATCGGGTTGGACGAGGAGACCAGCGCCGGGCGGCCGTTGAACAGCGCGCGGGTGAACCCGGTCAGGTTCGCCACGTGGATCGAGGTCGCCGCGCTGTTCGCCAGCGTGTCCACCATGCCGTTGCCCGAGATGTAGGCGTTGTAGCCCTTGTCGCGGACGACGCGGTTGATGGACTGGCCGGAGTGCATGCCCAGCGCCTGCATGTTCGACAGATACTGGTTCGCCAGCGTCACGTAGCTGGTCGGCATGTGGGTATCGACCGTGTCCGACCACTGCGCCGCGGTGGCCTCCCACTGCTCGACGCCGACCGTCTTCGGCACCGGGTCCAGGCCGGGAGAGATCGGCCGAGTGGTGGGCTTGATCAGGCCGCGCCGGGTGAACGTCATGTTCGCGCCCAGGTTCACGGCCCACAGCTCGGGCACCGCTTCCATGCGGTACAGCAGGCGGGGGAACAGGGCGTCGCGGAAGGTCCGCTGCAGCGTGCGGTCCTGGATGCTCGAGACGACGCTGGGGTTGAACGCGACGCTGATTTGATCGGCCATGTGCTCTTATCTCCTTGGTCCGCAACTGTGCAGTGGCGCCGCGACGGCCGTCAAGAATCGGCGGCCGTCGCCACGGCCCGAGAGATCAACTCCCGGTGAACTGGTACTTCCGACCCCGGTACTCCTTGAACTCTTCTTCGGTCATGTCGTCGACGGACTTGTCCGCCGGCGGGGTCACCTTCGTCTTCGCGTCGGGCGTCCCGCCGCCCGGGGTCGCGCTCTCCGGCGCCGCCGTCGCACCCGCCACCGGGACCGTCGTCGTTGGCTTCGGGGTCGCCGCGCCCGCGAACAGGTGCGGCCGCTTCGCCCGCAGCCCGGTGAAAAACGCCTCGGGCTCCGGGAGAGGCTGACCCTCCGGGACGGTCGCGCAGGTCCGGCGGAGCAGGTCCAGCACGTAGTCCGTCTCCTCTGCCAGAACCCCCGCCACCAGCGCCTTCCCGCGCATGCGCTCCTCGAAGACCTCGTCCCGGGCCTTCGCCCTCACCGACTGCAAGCGCCGCTTCTTCCGCTCGACGACGTCCTTCAGCCGCTTGATCTCGCGCTCCTGGCGCTCCTCGGCCTTCGACTTCCCAGTCGTCGCCGCGCTCGCCGCTGGTGTTCCGCCGCTGGCTGCTGCCGCTGCCGCCGCGGTCGCTGCCTTCTCCCGGTCGGCGATGATCTTCTTCGCCTCCTCCAGGCCGACCCCGAGTTGCTCCGAGACCAGCTTCTCCGCGTCGCGCCGTACGCGCTTCCTGAACTCGGCCTCCGGGATGGTGATGACCGGGCGCTTCTGCCCGCCCCCGCCCTGCCCACCAGCCGCTGCCGCGGGAGCCGCTCCGCCCGCCGGGGCGCCCGCGCCACCAGCTCCAGCGCCCGCCGCTGGGGTTCCGCCTGCGCCCGCCGCTCCGCCGCCCTCCGCGCCGGCTCCGCCGCCGGCTGCTCCGCCTTCTCCGCTTCCCTTGCCCTCTTCGTTCGCCATGTCGCTCTCCTCTTCGTGTCCTCGCCGGTTAACCGCCCGGTGGTGGCGTAGGGGGAGGAATGCCCCCGGTTACTGCTCTGCGTTGCTACAGGACGCGCGCGGAGCCCACCTGGAGCCCCGGCGCGCGTCCGCGAAACTACTTGTCGAGCTGGCCCAGCAGGCAGCTCGCCGCCTGGGTCAGGTCGGCCTTGCTGTACACCAGGTCGCAGGTGGTGTTCGCATCGGCGGTGTTGAATAGGAGCTTCGAGCCGCCGTCCCAGATCACCTCGCCCGGGAGGGGCACGAGCGCCCCGGTACCGGTGATGGCGCCCTGGCGCAGCTTCTTGGTGCCCGCCGTGCCGCCGATGCCGTTCACCTGGAACACCGCCACCGCCGCCTGCGCCATAGTGCAGACGTGGGACGTGATGGTGGCGCCGGTCTCCGTCTTGGCCAGGCCGGAGATGATCACCGACAGCAGCTCGCCGAAGCCCAGCAACCGCAGAGCGTCGGCGAGGCGGTTCAGGTTCGCTGAGTTGAGGGAATCTCGCTTCGTGGTCTCTGCGCTCATGGTCGTTGGTCTCCTACGAGGGGTTGCCTGTTCGCGGACCAGGATCGACCCGCGCGCGCGCCGCGGTCAAGATTCGCCTACGTCGTGTCGCCCGCCAGCACCAGCTCGTAGTCCCCATTCCCGACGATCCCGATGGCCGTGAACTCGTCCCCGCCGTTCGGGTTGTGCACGAAGATCTGGTCGCTGACCGGCATCTTCTGCACCGCGCCGCCGTTCACGGACGTCAGCAGCAGCAGCATCGGGGCCCACTGCGCTCGGAACCAGAGGAACCGCACCGCGGTCAGCCCCTGGAGCGGCACCGCGTACGGGCTCCCGATCGGCGCGTTCACCGACCCGCGGAAGGTGAACGCGCCCGAGTAAGCCGCGCATACCGCCAGCTGCCTGACCTCCTGCGCGGTCAGCCCGCACCCGGCCGCCGGGGAGAGCGACAGAACGCCCTGCAGCGAGACGAGCGCCGGCTGACCCATCGCGGGCTACTTGACTTCCCGCAGGCCGGTGAAGGCCGGGGCCGTCTCGCGGACAGGGTTCAGCTTCGTCCCCCAGGCGTCCGCCTCGTTCATCGGCTTCGCGTCCGGGACCGATCCCGGCGCCCCGTTCTTGCGATCGTACTCATCCAGCGGGTTCGCGTTCTCGGCCATGGTGCTGCTCCTTGAGTAAGAATTGAGTAACAATTCCCCGGCGGGCCTACCGGCCGCGGGTGATCTTGAACGGGACCGGGGCCGGCGGCTCGTTGTTGCTGCCGGGCTGGATGTTCGCCAGCTTGGCGAAGTCCGTGTCCTTCGCCGGGTCGCCCTGCTGCCGGACGATCTCCTCGTTCGGGTCCTCGCCTTTGACGTCCATATCAGCCCCCCTTCAGGTTCTTGCAGGGAGCCGGCGGCTCCGGCGGGTTGGTCGGGTTCGCGCGGTAGTCGCGCTCGGCGACTCGCTCGTCGTTCTTGCGGGCCATCTCCTCGGCCTCGACCGAGGAAATGCCCTTGTTCGTCTTCAGGGCGATCTCGCGCAGCGTCGGCATGTTCACTTCCTCCCGCGAAACGGATTCTTGTCGATGACCGGGCTCCCGCTCTCGGTCGGGTCGTCGGACAGCCCGCCGCTGGCCTGGCGGGAGATCTCGATGTACGAGTCGCGGCGACCGAGCCCCGGGTTGGCCTCGTCGGCGGTCACGCCGGCCGGCAGCCCGGGTACGTCCTCGATCACCTTTGCGGGCGGTGGGCCCTTCGATGCGGACACGGCTCAGTCGTCCTTCTTCTCGTCTCCGCCACCGTCCTCGTCGTCTTCCTCGTCCTCGTCGTCGCCCGGTTTTTCGTCGGGCTCGTCGTCTTCGTGGGCCTCTTCGATCTCGTCGGCCAGGTCGTTCACTTCGGAGACCAGGTCGTCCGCCATCGACAGGACGTTCTTGAACGCCTTCTTCGTGGCCTTGTCCTCGTCGCCCATCTCCTCGCCGCGCAGGTCCTTGAAGGCATCCTGGACGGTGGTCGCGGCCTCGCGGATCCGGCCCCAGAGATTGCTGGGGGCCTCGTCGCCGCCGGTCCCCTCGTCGTCGTCCGGATCGACCTCCTTGCCGCCCGTGCCGCCGCCAGCGTCCCCGCCGTCATCGGCGCCGCCATTGCTGCCCTTCGCCCAGTTGCGCAGATCGTTCTGGTCGGCGTCGTTTCCCATGGCGCCGATGATGCGCGGCGCGCGCGGCGGGTGTCAAGAACGCCCGGGGACTAGGACCAGGTCGAGATCTCGACCGTGGCCGGACCGCCGCTGACGGCGCGCAGCCAGATCTTCTGGATCGTCATGCTCTCGAAGCGGCGCGAGGACGCCTTCAGGTTCGCGCTGTCGAGGCGCCCGTGCTCGTTCTTGCCGTCGTAGGAGAAGGCGACCACGGACGCGGTCGAGACGTAGATCTCGAGGTTCTTCATCACCGCGCCCGCGTCGTAGTCGGGCAACGTGTTGTACGTCGTCGTCGCCGTGGTCGCTACCGATGCCGCGCTGGCTGCCATGCCGGAGAGCCTACGCGCCGGCAGAGCCGCGGGTCAATTCGAGCGGCGAGCAGACCCCCGCCAGCCTGTGCACCTCGCGGTGCGCGCCGGCACGCCCTGAAGCGTGAAGCTCGGCAGCGGGAGCCAACCGCTGACGAAGCTATCACAGCCCCGGGACGCGCGGGCGGACCGGACCCGCGTCGTCGAGCTGCGGCGAGGCCGGCCAGGAAGCGAGCCACGGAATAGTTACGGCACGATCCTGGGGCCGATTGGGGGGTTGGAAATACTCCACCACCTTGCCCGTCGGGACCCCGCGACTGTTCTTTACTACCCAGCGGAACGGCTTGTCGACGTCGACAGTTTGCCCGTTCAGTTCGATGGAGTCCTCGCCCGTCCGGTTGTCGATGGTCTCCACCAGGCGTTTCATCAGCCTCGGGACCTGCGCCTTCAGCGCCGCCATCCCAACCTGGTTCGACACCCCGTAGGCGTAGGACACCTCGGTGCGCACGATGCGCTCCGCCCGCCAACGCTGCTTAGCGAACACCCCGTCCGTGCCCGCCACCCGGTCCACCGCCTCGTCCACGCCCTCGCCCTGGAGCATGGAGAGCGTCAGCTCGTCCCGGATCTTCTTCACCACCGGTGGCCCGTACAGCTCGCTCGACCGCTTGAAGTGGTCCAGGAGCGACGGCGCCTGGCCGCGGTAGGCGCGCTGGAACACCGCCGCCTGGCTGGGTTGGAGCACCGGGGCCAGGCCCCCGAAGTGCTTCTCCAGGGTTTCCACGGCGCCCACCAGGTGGCGGGGGGCGAGCTTGGCGGCGAGCCCGCCGGTGTCGTCCAGGTGCTCGGCGATCTCCCCCTGGAGCTCCCGCACGGTCGCCGAGACCTGGGCCAGCACCTGGCGCAGGTGCTGCGCGCCGAACGTCTGGCCCTTCCCCGCGCGCACCATCCCGGTCAGCTTCCGCTCGAGGTCCGTCCTCGACCGCTCGTAGAACTTTTGCAGGCGGCCCACCCCGCGCACCTCCGTCAGCCCGAACAGCTGGCGCCGGTGCAGGTCAACCATGCGCATGACGGCGGAGACGGCCACGGCGGGTCAGCCCTCGTCTTCGCCGCCGTTGACGGCGTAGTCGGTCAGGTAGGCCGCGGTCATCGCGATCTGCGACCGCTTCACCGACCCGAACAAGTACATCCCGTCGAATCCGTCCTCGTCGATGGCGACGATGACGATCCCGGCCGGTTTCTCCTTCGCCGCCAGGAGCACGTGCAGGCGCTTCAGCGCGTCCTCCGGCTTGGCGGCGCCCGGGAAGGCCTCCATCTCCCCGGCCTTCCTCCGCCCGCGCCCAGCCTTCTTCCGCGGCGGCAGGGTCAGGACCTTGGCCACGGGCTGGCTACCCGCCCCTCGGCAGGTCGGAGATCGCCGCCACCAGCCCGCCCCGCCCGAACGGGTTCTTGGGCGCCTCGACCCCCTCCTCGCCGGACGGGACCTGAACCGTGTTCGGGTCCCCGTCCAGCGCCAGGGCCTGGACGACGTGGGGCCCTACCCCGTAGGCCGAGGCCTGGCTGGGCGAGACGATGTCCGGGAGCGCGGCCAGCGCCTTGTCCCACGGATCTTCGACCGCGTGCCCGTCCACGGTCAGCGGCCGCACCAGCTGGGCGTTCCGGTGGCGCCGGATGGGCACCACGTTCGGGTACGCCTGGGGCGCTCCCGCTTGCGGCTGGTAGGGCGCGGGCGCCGGGACGAAGGCCTGCGGGGCGGGCGCCAGCTGCGCCAGCCTGAGGACGCCCTGCGCGTCCTGGACGTAGACGTAGCCTTCAGGGGCCGGCGGGAGCTGCGAGGAGGGGGACGGCGCCCGCGGGGCTGGGGCCTCCTCCCGGGTCGCCGCCGGCCTGCGGCCCCGGGAGGCCCAACGCCTGAGGTCGTCCTGGCTCATGGGGCAACTGTACCCCCAGCTCCGCCGCCAGCGCTACGAAAGACGGAAACTCGGCCCGGTCGTCGACGAAGCGGTCGGCCCGCGGCTTCCCCGGGCCCTCCCACACCGGCACCAGCCCCCACACCCCCTCGGCCCGCAGGAACGCCCTCATCTCGTCCAGGAGCGCCCACTGCTCCAACGCGTCCGGGTCGACCGCGCCGGTCTCCGCGTAGGCGTCGCCGGCGCCCGGCTCGCCCGGGCACGGGGTCGCCCGGCAGGTGTGGATCACGACCGGCACCCCGGCCACCACCGCGCCCAGCAGGAACTCCCGCGCCCCGGGCCGCCAGCGCAGCGGCGCCGCGTCCTTCTCCACCAGCGTGCCGTCGAAGTCGACGGCCGCCGCGTACCAGCCGGGCACCGGCTACGCCTCCGCCTCGGGGCGCGGGCCCCGCCCGGTCCCCTCGCCCGTCAGCGCGCGCATCGACTCGCCCGTGACCCCGGCCTCGGCCGACGCCTCCGCCTGGGCCAGCATCTCCGCCTGCTCCCGCTCGACGTTCTGCTGCATCGAGGCCACGTCACGTACCTGGAAGATCGGCCCGGCCACGTGCTTGCTGGCCGTCTCCCGGTCCACCAGCTCGCCCGCCTTCGCCGCCACCGCGTTCTGGATGTCCAGGCCCTCCTCCTGCGGCGTCTTGCTGAAGTACGGACCCCACTGGATCGAGATCTGCCCGCCGGGCCCGAGCTCCTGCGGGACAGGCGTCACCTTGCCGTCCGCGCCCATCACCAGGCGGGGAGGCAGGCGCAGGTCGAATACGCCCACGCGCTTCTCCCCGTCCGGCCCGTCCGGCAATGGGATCGGCTCCGCCGACGTGAACTTGCGGACGATGGCCACGGCGATCTCCAGGGTGCGCACGATGGCCCCGCCGTACTGGTCGCGCAGCTCGTCCGCGCAGGTGAGCATCGGCTCGAACATGAGCTTGATCGCGAGCGAACTCACCGCCGATCCGCCGACCTCGGCCGGGTCGACCATGATGCAGCGGGTGAGGGCCTGGATGCGCTTGTCGAGCTTGTCGGCGAGCTTGCCGGCCGCCTCGATGCCGGCGCCGGTGATCTCCAGGAACCCGGCCTTGCCGTCCTTGCCCAGCTCCAGCGCGCTTCCCGATCCGAGCGGCACCGGAGAGCCGGCTGCCGCTCCGGACTGCTTCGGGTCCGTGGCCGTCCACGGAGTCGGGTCGCAGGTCTGCAGGACGCCCTTGTTCATCTGGGAGAGCAGGCGGTCCAGGACGTCGATCATCTTCCAGGCGCCCTCGCAGTCGGCGTCGCCGTCCAGCTCCTCCTCGTCCTCGTGGTTCTGCACCCAGACGCCGGGGAAGAACCCGAGGTCGTGCTTCGTGTAGAGCGCCGGGTCCGGCGTCCACTCGAAGTCCTCCGGCTTCGCCCCCTCGGCGCGGACGGGCTTGTACACCACGTCTTCGATCTCCGTGATGATGCGGCGGTAGATCCACTCGACCTCTCTCACCCCGACCACCTTGTTCGTCTTCTGGTCGATCACCGGCTCCTCGCGCAGGACCGACCAGGTCTTCAGCATCGCCGCCGGGGTCCAGGTGCGCCGGTCGCGCCAGAGCACCTTGCAGTGCTTCGAGTTGTGGACCTCGAGCGCCATCTTGGAATCGCGCATGTGGACCGTGAGCGCGACCGACCCCACCGCGCCGCCCAGGTTGCGCGCCGAGCGCCACTTCGGCCAGAAGCGCATCTGCTTCCGCAGTTCCTCCAGGAGCGCCTCCGTCTGCGGGTCCTGCTCGACCATCACCTGAGGCAGGCGCTGCTCGCCGAACAGGAGCCCGGTGAGCCGCCGCACCACCGCCTTCGCCGTGTTCGTCTCGACGCTGGGCTTCTTCTGGCGCGTCGATAGGCCCTGCGCGATGACCTCGAACCCGGGCGGCTGCTGCACCACCTGCGGCGACTGGGTCTCCCAGAGCTCCGGCGGCATGCCCCACCAGTCGTACTTCTGGTGGTCGTACTGCTCGCCTCGGTAGAACGCCTCGTATCGCTCCAACTGCTCGTAGCGCGGCCCGGCGTTGTAGGGCCCGGGGCTCGTCTTCTCCAGGAACTCGCGCGCCTGGATCTGGGTGAGCGCGAACGGGTCGAGAACTACCTTGCCTTCGGGTGAGTACGCCACCCCGTCAGCCTACGCGCCGAAGCCCGAGGCCCGCAATATGCGCCACAGGAGCTGGCGGATCCGTCCGGGCGGTGGCAGCGGCGGCTCCAGCGCGTACTGGGACGGCTCCACGTCGGCGTAGCCGTCCCAGCCCGCCGTGCTGGCGGGGATGGCTACGACCGTCGGCTGGCGCGCTGCAGGGCCACCCGGCGCTCCGCCTTCGAGACGCTCCGGTTCGCCATCAGCTGCCGCTCCAGTTTCTTTCCGGTCGCCCATCGGTCGAAGTCCTCCGGTGTCAGGAACTGGGCCAGCAGGTCCGTGGGCGTGAACGCCATCTTCGCCCGCGCGTTGCGCCACTGGCCCTCGTGCGGGAGCCCCGCGGCCGCGCTGCCGACGTTCACCGGTACCCGCTCGGGCGGCCACCAGACGAACCCGTGCGCCTCCATCGCGCGGGCGTAGGCCTCCGCCTTCCGCCCGTCCGCTACGCGCGCCACCACGTCGGCGTGCTCCAGCAGGTCGAAGGCCGGGCGCTGATCTACGCTGCCAGCGTCCGTGCCCGCCTTGATGCGGTTCATCGCCTCGCGCAGCGCGCCCTCGTCGAAGTTGAAGATCTTCGGCATCACCAGGTCCTGGTGTCGCTCTCGTCCTGCAGCTGCGCCCGCGCGCCGCCCTCCCGCCACGCCGCCTGCTCCCTGTCCGCGGCCAGGGCCCGCTCGCGCCCCTGGCGCAGCGCCCGGCTGACGTCGCGGTGCCACCGGTACCAGGCGAGCAGCCGGCGAAAGAGCGCGATCACTTCCAGGCGCCCGCCCGCTTGTCCAGCCGGGCCGACCCGGACATCTCGCGCTGGCGCGCCATCATCTCCGGGTGCGTCTCCTGCCCCGGCTTGGCCACCATCATGAAGTCGTACCCCGGCGCCTCCTCCCGCGCCGCCTTCACCTCGTCCGAGAACTGCGCGGACATCGGGTCCGTCGCCCGCACCGGCACCCGCCGGAACTCCTCGGGCTTGGCCGCGTGCGCGCCGGCCGAGGTCTTGATCAGCAGCACCACCTCGAACGCCTCCAGGCGCTGGGGCGGGATCTTCGGCTCGGCGCTGCCGCCGCCTTCGGACGAGAGGGGCTTGCTCATGCCGGGCAGGATATCACGCGAGACGGGCACGCCGGGGTAGAGCTTGGCGATCTCCTCCGCGCTGAGCCTTCGCCCCTTCGACGTGCGCGGGTCACGCCACGGCTTCAGGCTCGGGGCGTCCTTCATGTCGCGGTAGTGGAACCTGGTCCGCGCCATCACCCCTCGCCCGCTGCCGGGTCCTCCGCCTCCGGCGGCGGCGCGCGCTCCGGGTCCACCACCACCGGAGGGATCCGCACACGCGCCCGGCCCTGCTTCCCGGCCCCCTCCGGCGGCTGGCGGATCTCGTAGACCGTCATCCGCGCCCCGGGCTGGACCACCAGGAACATCGCCTGGTGCGGGTAGATCAGATCGCCCGCCTGCTGCGCGGCGCGCTCCACCTGCGTCAGCGACATCTTCGCGCGATCCTCCGAGGACAGGACGAAGACGAACGCACGCTGGTCCTGCCCCAGGTCGAAGGCGTAGGAGCGCAGCGGCGCGGCGATGTCGAGCCGGTCGGGCTCGAACGTCTCCAGCACCATCTGGCGCCGGTCCTTTTTCTTTGGCTTCGGGCGGTCCCCCGGCGGCGCGGGGACGGGCTTGGTCGCTTGGCTCATGCTGGTCATCACCTCATGTTCAGGTCTCGCCGCCCGTCACCGGCGATGCGCCGGTTCCCCCACTGGTCGATCGCGGACTTGCAGAACCACGCCGCCATCACCCCGTCCGTGGTGCTGTACTTCGGATAGAGCGAGAACTGCCTGAAGAACACGCACCAGGAGCAATCGTGCCCCTCCGGGTGCCCCTCCCATTCGCCCGACGGGAAGGACCACGCCCGGTTCGAGAACTCCACCTCGAGCCCCGGCAGACCGAACGCCGGGTCCGCCTTGTTCTTCCCGGTCGTGTGCGCCTCGACCTTCATCCAGAGAGACGGGTAGGCGGTCTTGCCCTTCTGGATCCAGTCGATCAGCGAGCCCTGGTACGCGTTGTTCTCGACCATCACGTATTGCACGTTGTGCCGGCCGCAGACGTCCGCCAGCATCATCGCCGTCTCCGGGCTCGACCAGGCGCCGTGCACCACCTCCGCCACGATCCGCCGCCGCGTGGTCGGCTCCACCACTACCACCACGATGAAGTTGCCCGGACGGGTGGCGGAGGACAGGTCGACCCCGACGTAGGCCGGCCACATGCGCCGGCGCACCTCGGAGACGATCAGGCCCGGCTCGCAGCAAAGCTTGAAGCTCGGGAACTTCAGGTCGCCGGGCTTGATCACCTGCATCCGGAACCCCTGCAGCCACATGGCGTGGCCGCCCTCGTCGCCGCCGCGCGCCTTCTGCTCCAGGACGTCGCGCGGGAACTTGCTCTCCCACAGCGGCAGGTCCGGGAGCTTCTGAACGCTGACGGCGCGAGGGCTCACGTTCTAGCGCCCCACCTCGACCATGCCCTTGAAGCTGCAGCCGCCGTGGAAGTAGGCGCCCGCGTCCGCGTTCGGGAACTTCTCTCCAGGCTTGGTCTCCATCGGGCCTCCTTGTCGTTCTCGGATCTGCTCTTCTCCAGTCACTGCCAAAATAGGCGGCTTCACCGGTCCACCGGCCCCGGCAACACCACCGGCCGCTCGACCACCGTGACCGCATCCGCGGCGAACGCGGCCTCTGCCGGCGCCGGGTCGACCACCGAGAACGTTGGCACCACCACCGGCGGCGGGCAGGCCCGCAGGAACCGCTCGCCCGCCGCGCCCCAGTCCAGGTTCCGGAACCACGCCTCCACCGCCAGGTGCTGCCCGGCCCCGCCGTGGTCCGGGACGTACGCGTGCTCGTGGCAGCAGCAGGCGAAGACCACGGGCCAGCCGGCCGGCGCGCCGCCATCGTTCAGCGCCAGGTTGCGCAGGCGCCCCTCGCCAGGATCCCAGCACGTCAGCGCCCAGGCGTCGGCGCCCATCGCGAGCTGCCGCAGGTCCGCCTGCCAGTCGTCAACCGAGCCGTACGCGAGAGCCAGCGCAGCCTGCAGCGGCGCCGCGCTGGCTCCTCCGGCTGTCACTCCCGCTACCGCGCCGCCCGCTCCCGCCAGCCCCTGGAAGAAAATCTCATGCAGGACGGCATCTTGCGCGGCCTCCGTCTCCTCTCGCGCCACCTGCGCGCGCTCCGGCGGCGTCACCTTGGGTTTTCCCAGGTAATCGGCCACGGTTCCCGCCAGGCGGGTAAACGGCTCCTGGTAGCCGGGCAGGCTGGTGGCGGGGTCGCCGTAGAACAGGCCGAGGCCCGTGACCATTAGCGCCACCGTCTCCAGCTTGAAGGCGGCGCGCGAGTCCTCCTGGTAGCCCTCCGTGTCCCCGCCGAGCCAGGCGGCGAAGGTCTCGGCCCAGTCCTCGTCCGGGTGCTTCTGGGCGTAATGGGCCATCTGGCCCTGGCCCGGCCGGTCGAGGTTCCGGACGTAGTCGGCGGCGCGGGCGGGGTCCGGCTCATAGGCGTCGAGGTACGGGCGAGCGAAGTCCCCGAAGGCGGTGCGCCACTCCGGGTGGGTCCAGCGCTGGTAGGCGTAGAGCAGCGCGTGGCCCGTCTCGTGGCGCAGGACCCGCATCTTCTCCTCGTCCGTCAGCGGGTCGCAGAGCGCCGCGGTGACCGGGGAGCCCAGGTACCAGGGCAGGTTCACCGAGCAGGCGCGGTCCGTCGTCCAGTAGTCGTTGGTCCCCAGGTAGAAGCCGGGGACCCAGGCGATGCCCTTCGCCTGTAGCTCCTCCTGGAGGCGGGTGAGCAGGCCGTTCGCCGGCTCCTGGAGCAGGGTCAGGTTCAGCAGGGAGACCGGCGTCTCCAGGGTCATCTGCACCTCCTCGGGCGGGAACGCGGCGGCGGCCGGCGGCAGCTTCCAGGCCATCGCCTGGCGCCGCTGGCGCGCGCTGGCGAGGCGGGCCTGGGCCCGGGCGAGGACCGCCAGGTGCTGCCGCAGGGCCGCGTCGCTCGTGCCGGTGAGGGTTCCTACGAGCCTGGCTTCCAGTGACGTCGCATCCTGCATCCAGGCCAGCGTCTCGCGGAGCCGATCTCTTTGCAAGCGCGATTACGCGCCCGAGCTGGTCAGCCCGCGGGACGGAGCCGGATCTCGGACCAGCGGATCTTCGCGTCGTACCGCCCGTCAGGCTTCGTCTGCGGCGAGATGCACCAGGGCCACTTCCGCGAGAACGCGTCGACCATCGCCCGCTCCCGGCCGCTGGTCGCGTACACCGGCGCCAGCCCGCCGTCGTTCGACCCGTTCTTCGGGGCGGCGAACCCGACCTGGCAGGCGCGGACGGCGTCGTACCCGCTGGCGATAACCTGGACGGTGTAGTCCCGGTCCCCCTTCAGCTCGAGCGACGGGTCGTACGCCACCCCGTGGCTCTGCCCCAGACTGACCCGGTTCGCCACGACCACGTCACAGTAGCCGTTCCGCTTCGCCGGCTTCTTCGCAGCCCAGGAGAACTGCTGGTACTCCAGGGCGACCTGGCCCACGTCCTCCGTGATGAGCGCCTGGGCCTCCAGCAGGGCCTCCCGAGCAGACGTCGGCGCGTTCTTGCCGTCGCGCGCTCGGAAGAACCCGGAGACGTCGTCGTCGATCATCCACAGCCACTCCAGGCCCTGCGCGCGCCCCAGCGCCATGACGCTGCTCCGGCTGAACGGGAGTCCCCGCCCGTTCCCCGCCAGGACCACCAGCTTGTGGTCCGGCTGCGCCAGCCGGTACGCCTTCTCCTCGGCCGGCTCGACGACGACGTTCGCCTTGATTCCCTGCTCCGCCAGGAGCGGCAGCAGCTTGGAGATCTTGGCGCGCCCCTTGGACGGGACGAAGATCGGGAACAGGTCGGTCGCCGGCGTGGCCTTCTTCATACTTTCTTTTCCGCGGCCCGGTCGACCGCGCGCTTCGTCTTCACCCGCTGGATGCGCAGGAGCTCGTCCGCCATCGGCAGGCAGTTGCACATGGCCTTCATCGCGTAGAAGACCACCGAGTAGCGGTAGGACATGCTCGACCGCCGCACGATCGGCGTCACCCCGTGGGCCACGTCGGCACCGTCGAACATGATCAGCGCCGGCTTCTGGAACGAGAACCCGAGGCCCAGCTCCGGCATGGCCAGGACCCCGCCTTCCGTATCGAAGCAGAGCGCGTACATCGCCGACCACAGGCCCTTGAAGTTGCCGGAGTCGCGGTGGTACCGGAGCGTATTGTTCCGGTTGGCGATCCCGGACGTGAACGCGGTCCCGGGGATCCGCCACTCCGGCAGCACCGCCGACACCGCCTGCTCCTGGTGCGCGTAGCGCCCAGGGTTCGTCGCCCGGTAGACCGCGTCCGCCTTCCGAGCGTACTCGCACAGCACCTCGTGCTGCGCCGGGTGCTGCGTGGCCATCGACGCCTTGGTGCAGAAGTCGCGGCGGAGCGTCACCCGGGGCAGCGACCCGAACGTCCGGCTCTCCGTCACCAGCCCGTCCGTACGTGCCGTGTTCTGGAACTCGATCGCGTTGCAGGCGTTGCGCAGGCCCCACACGTCAGCCGGCTTCATCATCCGGAAGGCAACCACCAGCTCGCCCCCCACCAGGACGTCCTCGTCCTCCTCCACCAGGCGCTCGTAGTCACTCGCCTGCGCCCCCCGAAACTTCAACGCCTTCACGTCGACGGCGCGCCGCTGGACCTCAGTCCTTCTTCTTCTCATACGTCTCCAAGAGCAGCACCAGGGCGGCGGAGTGGTTGTCGACCTTGCCCAGCTGCATCACGCGGGCGAGCCGGGCCAAGATCTTCCCCATGGCCGCGTCCTTGAACGGGAAGACGATCTGCCGGATGACCCCCTCGCCGGCCACCCCGGGCGCCAGCGTCGTGTCCGAGCTGCCGCCCGAGGACGCCGCCCTCAGCCGTGCGAAGGCGTCCTCGTCCCACCCGACGCGCGCCAGGCCCGCCGGCCCCGAAGCCTCGTGCAGGCGCTGCAGCACTGGCGCCAGATCCGCCTGACTCCAGCCGCCGATCTCCACCCAGCGGTTATCGGCCAGCAGGTAGCCCTCTGCCTCCTGCTCGTTCTTGAACGCCACCCCGCGCAGGACAGGCGCCATCCACTCGCCTGTCTTCGGGTCGCGCCGGATGTACTTCGGTGGTCGTTCCGCGTCCTCGGCCACGAGGTGCTCCAGCGCCTCCAGCCGGCCGTGGCCCGCCACCAGGCGCCCGGTCCGCGCGTTCTCGATCAGCACCTCGGCGAACCCGTGCTCCCGGATCGAAGACGCGATCCCAGGGATGTCGTGCTTCTTCGGGTTGCGCTTCGCGCGCTTGATCTCGGAGAGCCGGACGTACTCGACCAGCGGCATGTCCTCGCCGGCCACCGCGACGGCGGCGGTCACGCCGCACCTCGCAGAGGCTTCAGCTTCCGCACCTGCTCGAAGCGCGAGATCAGCCGCTCCAGCGCCTCTGAGTTGGAGCCCACCTTCTCTCGGCGCATCACGCGCGACAGGCGCCCCAGGATCGCCTCCGTCTCCGCCGCCGGGAAGTAGACCACGATCTGCTTCACCGCCCCGGCGTTGTACCCCTCGGCCAGACCAGCGGGCGTCTTCCCGCGCGCCGCCGTGCTGGCGTCGAAGTCGGACAGGTACCGGCCGATGGCCTTCTCGGACCAGCCGATCGCTGCCAGCTCTCCCTTGTCGGCGCGCTGGGACAGGCGCTCGAGCATCGGCACCAGCAGTTCCGGATCCCACCCGCCCTTCTCCACCCAGCGGTTGACCGCGATCAGGTACTCCTCCGCGGCCTGCTCACTGGGGAAGGTGATGCCCTTCAGCACCGGGATCATCCACTCGCCATCGGGGGCGAGCTTCACGAACCGCGGGACCTCCTTCGGGTCCTCCGTGTAGAGCTGGCGCGCCGCCGCCAGGCGCCCGTGGCCGGCGGCGATGCGGCCGGACTCGGCGTTCTCCACGAGGGGGGCGACGAAACCGTAGCGCCGGATGGAGGCCGCGATCCCCTCCTCGTCGTGCTCCTTCGGGTTGCGCAGCGCCGTCCGGATCTCCGACAGCCTGACGTGCTCGACCCAGGAGCCGTCGCCCGCCGAGGGACTAGTTAGTACCGGCTCGCCGGCGGGGCTACTCGGCTTCTTCTTAGTCGCGGTCTTTGCCATGAACGATTACGGTACCACCGAACCCATCACGGCCCGAACGTCCCGAACAGATCCGCCGGGTGCGGGTTTCCCGCCCCCACCGCCCCGACGTCCGTATTGCGGGCCCCTACGTCGTCCGCCGGGTCGCCGCTGTCGATGACCGGGCTTCCAGCGGTCGGCGTGTACATCGCGCGATAGGCGGCGAGCACCTGGGCTACCGTCGTGCAACGGGACCAGATCGCTCCGTCGGCGTAGGCGAACGGGACCTGCCGCGCCTGGGCGAACTGCGGGTCTGTGCTGGCGCCGCCGCCGATGTCGTGGGCACCGAGGCCAGTGTCCGCGTAGGGCGTGAGCAGCGTGGTGTCGGGGTTCCAGAAGCCGTTGTAGTCGGCGCTGGCCACGGACCCGGGACCGAAGACAGCCACGGGGTTCCAGAAGTCGAAACCGACGAACAGGTTGTTCCTCGCGCTCGTCAACTGCCAACCGTTCCCCGGCGCGAACGGCGAGTAGTGCCAGCCCAGCAGCGCGCCCCCGGCGTCGACCGTGTTGTTGTAGAACGACCCGGTCGACAGCGTGATGCCGCCGCTCGGGTAATACGGCGAAGCGAACCCAACGTTCGCCAGCACATTGTGGTGAACGGATGCGTTCTGCGCGCCGCGGAGGAACGCCTCGCTGAGGCCGTCGACCATCAGGTTGAAGCGCGCCTCGCCGGCCAAGTCCTGGATCATCCAAGATCCGCCGCGCAGCAGGTTGTGCTCCAGCAGCGACGGCGCCTGCGAGAAAGTGTTGACAAAATCGACCACGTGCCCCTGCGACCAACCGTAGGGGTAGCGGTGATAGACGACGTTCCCGCTGATGACGTCGCTGCTGCTGTCGTCGAACTCCAAGCCGGCTCGGACGCCGATGAGGACGTTTCCTGCCGCGCTCGTCGATCCACCAACGAGCCAGCCGCTGGTGGCGTCGAACCGCACGAAGCTGACGCCCACGTTGTTGCCGCTGAAGGTCTTGGCTCCGGTCGAGTTGCCCGAGAGCGTGAGGCTCGGGTGGCTGCCGTCGTAGTCGGGCGTGGCGTTGACGGTCGTCAGGATGTTCGCCGCCAACGTGTTGCCGCTGAAGGTGATCGGAGCGGAACCCTCGGCGCCCAGCGCCAGCGGGCCGGTGCGGTCGAACACCGATCCGCTGACCTCCAGCGGGGCGGTGCCGACGACGTCCACGGCGATGCTGGACACGTCCATCGAACCGAGCCCGATCACGTCGACATTGCGCAGGATGAGGTGCCCCGTCCACCCCGTGGCGCTCCGAATGCGCGAGCCGTTGCTGCTCGTGAGTAGCGCCCGTGCACCTGGCGATCCGATGAACTCGAAGTCGGTCGACCCGGACAAAACGAGGTCGCTGGCCAGATCCATGTTGGGGCCCGCGTGCGGGCCGACATCAACGACCGTGATCGGCACGTACTGGCTCTCGACGGTGCCGCTGGCCATCCGGCTGCGCGCGTAGACGTCGTACGTTCCCGCGGCCACGCCCGTCACGTCCACCTGGTAGTAGTCGTAGGGGCTGCTCGTGGTCGCGTGCACGCTGCTGACCAGCGTCGACCCAAGGTAGATGTCCACGTCGGGCGAGTAGTTGTTCACGCCATCGCTTCCGTAGTCGGGGGCGTGCGCCCAAATCCTGATGGTCGCCGGGGCGAAATAGGTCATGCCGGCCACGGGGGTCATCACTCTGACGTAGGGGACGGCCGCGGTGAAGTACGGCTCGACCGGCCACGATGTGCAGGCCACGCCGCCCGTTCCAGCTGATCCACCGACGCCTCCCGCGCCGCCAGTACCAGCAGATCCGCCAGCGCCAGCCGATCCGCCCGTTCCCATCGAACCGCCGGTCGACCCGCAGGTGACCACTCCTCCGGTGCCCACGCCAGCGACGCCCGCGGTCCCGCCGCCTACAGACCCACCCGCCGAGCCGCCCGCCGCACCGCCGACTGACCCACCGGCTCCTACGACGGAGCCGCCCGCGCTTCCTCCGACGCTCCCAGCCGCGCCACCGGCACCGCCGCCACCGGCGACGAGCGGCGTGCTCGCGTCCGTCTGCAGCTCGGCCAACGCTAACGCCCGCTTGTAGATGCGCAGGTCGTCGACCCGCCCGTGGAAGAAATCGCCGAACACGGCGTTGCCTCCGATCGTCAGCGCGTCGTTGGTCTGGACGATCGAGATCGCCGATGCCTTGCTGCCCACCTGCGATACCGTGCCCGCGGTCGCCTCGAAGAGCCTGAGGGTGGCGTGGTCGTAGGTCATCGCGACGTAGGTCCACTGGCCCGCGGCGGGCATGGTGCCGGCCGCCAGGTCGACGTCGGAGGCGGACGCGATCCGGGCGAGCGGCTGGGTCGAGTTCCACCCGTAGAGGCCATAGGCCAGCGCGCTCGGGCGCCCCTTGGAGACCACGTCCTGCCACGATCCGCCGGTGCCGTCCGGGGCGATCCAAGCTGAGATCGTCAGGCCCGTCGAGAGGTCCAGCGGGCTGCCGGTCCCGGGATCTGCCACGGTGATCAGGCCGGCGCCGTCGAAGGCCAGCGCGCCGCCGTACTTGCCAGTGGCCCACGTCTGGTGCGCGGTGACGACGCCGTCGAGGTGGTTCGTGGTCACATCGTGGAGGGCCGAGCCGGCCCCCTCGTCGAAGTTGTAGCCGGCGACCAACGCGGCATCGAGCGCGCTACGAGCAGACTGAAGAGTGTCGCCCGACCTGCACGACGCGATCACGAGGCACCCCAAGAGGACGACGATACGTTTCATTGACGGATTCCCTTCTGGTTCGTTGTGTACTGAGCGGGCAGGATCTTCTTCGTTGCTGGCGGCGGCGTCCACTGCGGCAGCGGGATGGCCATCTCCGGGAACGTCGCGCGGTAGGTCGCCAGGTCGCAAGCCCCGACGAACGTCCGTGGCTTCCACCCTCGGTCGGCCAGGCGCTTGGTGACACCCAGCTTCCGCGAGGCGATCGTCGCGATGCCCCGGTCGACCTGCACCACCCAGGCGCACGGGTCGTCCAGGATGACTGGGCGCTTCACCTCGACGTCGCCCGCCACCATGTCGAACACCGCTTCGCACTCCAGCGGCCGGGTCGACGACGCGCAGCCGTCGCGGTTCCCCGACGCGATTGCCATGGCTTCGGCCAGCTCATCGTGCGCGTCGATGCAGGCGCGGTCGTTCGCCGCGCACTCCGGCACGTCAGGGTCCGGGAGCGCCGGCCCGTAGACCGGGCGCGGGTCAGGGCGGAAGTAGGGCAGCGGGTCGACGGCGAGGACCCCCAACAGGACAGCGAGCAGCGTCATGGTGTTCCTTTCTCTTCTGGCATCCTTCGCGTCGACCCGAACGGGACCGTCGCGTTGAAGACCCGTGGCTCCATCGCCGCGTACCGCTCTCGGTCACTGGCATATGCCCTGTCGACCAGTCGCTGGTCGGCCTCCGAGATCATGCGTCCCTGCTTCGTCTGGCAACGCAGATAGAACACCAGCCCCCACTCTCGCTCGGTCAACGCCGATGGCTCCTCCGGAGCGACGTCGATCGGGATTTCGACCTCCTTGCATCTACGGACGTTGTGGGTCGTGCTGCCGCAGCGGGAGCAGGTTCTTCTGGTCGTCCTGGTCATCGCTCGTCGGTTCAAGAGACCGGTGTCCATGATGCCGTGGATATCCGTCACCACCCGTACTCGCTTGATGCCACGCGAGATGTGCTCAGCGTCGAGAGCTCCCGACATCCCCAGCACCGCCTTCTGCACGTACTCGGCAAGAACGACATGTTCATCTTCCGACAGTCGGTCGACCCAGATCTCCACGGCGCAAATGAACTTGCTCAAAATGGCACGTCGTCGTTGTCATCGATTCCGCCAGACCGAGCGTCAGTGCCGACGTTCGGCTTCTCCTCCTCGTCGCGCGCCGCCGCGCCAGACCCGCGCCAGCCCTTCATCTTCGCGAGCCATGGGAATACGTGGAGCTCGCCGCGGTCGCCGTCCCCCTGGACCGGGCTGTCCTTGTGGATCCCCTTCGTCGGGCACCACTCCTCGGACCCGCTGGGCAGCCGGATCTTCAGGGCCTTCGCGCTCTCCTTCAGGCACACCACGTCGGCCAGGACGACTACGTCCGGCGGTGCATCGTCCTCCTCGGCCCACTGGTCGACGATCCACTGGCTGACCTCTAGGTCGAACGGCACGCCCTCGTCCGGGAACTCGAAGTCCGCCGGCACCTGGGAGCGCGGGACGAACCGCTCCGTCCCGTCAGCAAAGCGGCAGAGCATCGACCGCTCCTGCTTCTCCGGCGGGCGCCGGTCGATCACCTGCACGTTCTCGAACTCGACCGTAGGGTCTCCGTCTTTCAGCGGCATCGCGTTTTTCCCTTCACGAGGATCATTGTCCGACGAGTCACCGGCTGCCCACTATCTGCCCGACCCACGCGCTGCGGCCGCCCGTCTTGCACCCGGGGCACGGGTGCTCGACCACGAACAGACTGCGCAGGTCGTTCGTCCTCCTAGGCGGGTCGACCGCACCGCAGAACGCGACCCGCGCCTCGCCCGCCCGGTGCGCCGGCAGGATGCGCGGTACCCAGTGCATCGGCTCCGGCGGCGGGGCCGGCGGCGCCTGGCGCGGCTTTCCGCGGAACAGGCGCGCCAGGAAGGACGGGAGCTTCACTGATCCGCCCTCCCCTCTTCCGCCGCGCGGCACGTCCTGCAGTGCAGGCGGCAATACTCCTTATGCCCGGGCGCGGTCCCTGCGGACAACGGGCACCCGGCCTCGGAGCACGCTCCGCCCTCCCGGCCTTCTAATATCCTGGATCCGCACGTGCACGGCGGTAACGACGTGATGTCTCGCCGGCCGCACCTGCGGCAGAGCCAGTAATCGTGGTCTGCGTTGATTCCGTCGCCCGTCATACGACGCCGGAAGAAGCGCGCCAGGAAGCCTGGGAGCTTCACTCGGGCCTCTTCCAGTCCAGCCAGCGCCAGGGCTCGAGGCCCGAATACCCCTCGGGCGTGAACAGGGACAGCATCAGGTCCTTCGGGTACGGGTCCTTCTCGCCCGCGAACGTCAGGCGCGGCGCGATCCCGAAGACGTACGCCTTGCCGTGCACGTGCTCCCGGTACCAGGCGGAGCCGATGCTGGCCGGGGTGAGCATCGCGATCTTGGCGCCGCGCGCGCTCTCCTCCGCGCATTTCTTCGCCCAAGGGGCGATGTCGGCGAACGGAGGGTTCAGCCAGAGCAGCCTCCCGCCTCTCCAGTGCAGCGCCCACGGATACGAGAGCGCATCGTCCTTCTCGGTGTAATAGCTGGCGTGGACGGCGTTCTCGTGGCTCGCGGCGAGGTCATGGACGATCTCTCCGAACCGCCGTTGCACCGCGTCCAGGAACGGCCTCGGCGTCCCGTAGTCTTGTCGACTTTGCCCCCGCTTGCTCATGCGTCTACCTCCAGCGAGGCTAGGATCCGGTCGCGCGCCACGTTCAGTTCCTTCAGCTTTTCCTCCGCCGCCTTCTTCGCGGCGTCGCAACTCGCCTGGTCCGGGTGCCCGTAGAACATCACCAGCGCCCGGTGCGCCGCCTTCACCAACGCGGCCGGCGCGGACGGGAGCAGGTGCAGCGCGCGCCAGTCCTCCGGCTGGACGGCGTTCCCGCGGCGCGGAGGAGGCGGGGGCGCCTGACGTTTTTGGCGCACGTAGCTGTCGGCGAAGTCGGCGAATCCGTGGAAGCGAGGACCAGGAGGCGGATCGTTGAACGGGCCGCGACTTGCCCCCCCGAACGGGTCCTCGTCGTCGACGCCGGACTTCTTCTGCTCGGCGACCACCCGCTTGCCGAGAAGCGGGTCGCGCATCAGCTCCCACCCGTGCAGCTCCGCCCCCTCACCCAGCAACGTGTGAAACGCCTCCCAGACAGAATCTCTTACGAACCAGACGCAGAGGCCCGGCCACCACATACGGCTCTTCGCCGGCACCGCCTTGAACATCGCGACTAGCCGCTGGTCGAACCGGAAGGCGTAGGCCGTCCACTTCTCCCCGTCATTCAGCTTCACCCGCGACCACCGGATCGTCATCACGGCCTAGTGACCTCCGCCCGCGGCGTGATTCCCCATCGCGCGCGCCGGAAGTCGTCCTCCTGTTTCGCCAGCTCGGCATCGGACGCCAACTCGAGCGGCGGCCCCTCTGCAGGCTGCCAGTCGCCGCGCTCGTAGCGCAGGAAGAACGTCGCCGCCTGGAACGCGTCGCGCGCCAAGACGACCTGGCGGAACGTCTTCACGTCGTAGATCTTCCAGGCCGCATCAGCCGAGGGCGGCGCCGCCACGACGCAGACGCGGAGCCCCAGCACCGCGCCGACCCGCATGAGCGTCCGGCAGACCAGCTCGACGAACTCGAACCCGGTGCCCGCCTGGTCCCACCGCGGGTGCAGGTGGTGCCCGCGCCGGTCGACCACGTTCAAGTGCGGCCGGCTCCACGAGTCGTACCAGCGCCCGTCATCGATGGCCAGCAGGAACCCGTCCTCGAACCCACTCCGCCGCTGCGGATTCCAGGCAGCGTCAGCCAGGACGAACCGAGCTGCGCGCCGGGCGATCCCGCGCAGCGTCCGACACCGCTCGGCGCCCCAGCGCGCGAGCGCCGCGGGCGCGTCCTCCAAGTACTCGCGTCCCTCCTCCGCGCCCAGCTCCTTCCCGTTCTCGCGGTCGAAGCGCGGGTCGATGCGGCCCCGGCTCACGGGGAGACCTCGCCCTCGGTTTCAACCCGGTTCCGGCTGCGGAGCCCGTCCTCTAGCACGCCCAGGACGCGCACCTGCTCCTTGTGCCCGGCGCCGTACGCGGCCAGCTGGCCCAGCAGCCACTCCTTGCAGCCGGCCGGCCAGCCGCCGGCACCGAACTTGAACTCCTTGTGTCCGCCGACGGTCAGGTTCCAGCTCGTCTTCCCGCCCGGGGACTTCTCGACGATGACCGGAATCTTCACCGGTCCACCGCCACGCGCACGGCCAAGTGAAACAGGCCCGGGTGGGCGAAGTCGCCCGCGTCGCAGTCGCTGGCGGGCTTCCCGGTCACGTCGAGACGCGCGTCCACCAGCTTGCCGATCACGAAGCCCGGACCGTCGTTGGCGTCCTCCGGGCGGTTCACCCGAACGTGGACCCAGTATTGCCCGTCCGTCGTCCGGACCACGTCCACGTCGCCCCCGGGGAACGCCACCCGGAAGCTCTCCGGCTCCGGGTTGCGCTTGTCGCCGCAGAGCCGCACGCCCTGGACCTTCGAGCCGAAGTCCTGGACCACCAGACGCTTCACGAGAACACCGCCACCAGGAGCCCGAGAGCGCGAGCCCCCAGATCGCCGAGCTCCTCCACCAAGCCGAGCGCGAGCACCGCGCCGGCTACGATCGCCAGTTTTTTCATGTCCCTTCCTACCTTTCGAGAGCGTGTCCACCGCTCCAGCCGAACCCGGGGCACCGCCTTGATGGAATCCCCGGGGCCGGCTGCAACGCTAGGATCCTTGCCAGCTCCTACGGGGCGTTACCCCCTTGGGCGCCTTGCGGCTCCCGCTGTGGACCGCCCGGGGGGGAAAGGACAGACCTCTCGCCGGACGTGCAAGACCGAAACTCAGGGATGCCGGCGCGCCGGTCGGCCGCCGCCTGCGCCGCCTCTAAGTCCTCCAGGACGGCGTGGACCCATGACGGGAGCGGCTCGCCGTCCATTACCCCACCTCCGTTTCTGCCAGCAATCGCTTGAGGCGGGCGGCGACGTCCAGTCCCTCCGGCCAGGCGCGGACAGCGCAGGGGGCCATTACGCCACCGCCTCCGCGTCAACTGAATAGTCCTGGTAGGCGCCGGCGCAAAAGGCGTCCCAGAGCTCGACCTGGACCTGCTGAACAATCGAGTCTCGGTCGTCGGACTCCGTCGCCGCGTCCCACTCGTACAACCACGCGCCGGTGCGTGGCCCCTCGGATACCTCGATCTCTGCGCCAGGGAATTGTTTCGCCAGCTCAGTCGCGACGAATTCCGGATAGTGCTCGGCCTCGGGAAACGCGACGTCTCCGTCGTAGGCGGTGGTCTCAACGCTGATCTTCTTCATGGTCCTCTCTACCTTTCCGGGGTCCGGGTCCAACCGGCCCAACGGATCTATATCTACCGTAATTAAAACCTAAACGCAAACAAAATCGTCAGGGCGCCGGGGGGAGCCGTTTGTAGCTCCCCCGGCTGACCCGCCCAGGCCGCGCCCTACTCCTTCACCTTCTTCGGGCGCCCGCGCTTTTTCGGGGCCGGCTCCTCGTCCTCGCCGCCGCCATCGCCCGAGGCGCCGTCGAACATCTCGTCCTGCGTCTCCTCGATCGACATCGTCCGCTCGGTGCCCGGAACCATCTCGCCCGTGTCCGCGCGCTCGATGTGCACCTTCTTCCGACGGAAGTCCTTCACCGTCACGCAGTCGACCTTGCGCTCCTCCGTCTCCGCGTCCAGCTCATCGAGCAGGACGTCGAGCTCGGCCACCACCAGGGACAGCTTCTCTTTGTGGCCGCGCGTGGCCTCCTTCATGTCGGCCTTGATCTTCTCGCGGTCCTTTTTTAGCTTCCCCGCTTTCTTGGACTTCTTGCGGATCTCCGCTTCGGTGAGCGGGACCGGACAGGGGTGCTTGAAGGGCTTGGACATGGTGATGTCGTCGGGCATGGGACCGTCTCCTCTCGTTCTGGGTTCTCTAGCCAGCGGATGATCTCCCCGACCTCGCCGGCGCGCAATTGCAATTCAGGACAGCGCTCTGTGTAAAACGGAGCGGCTCACGACCGTGTCCGGCGGTGCTCTTCCTCGACCGCACGCTGGACGTTGTCCGCCACGCGCTGGACCCAGAACTCGCCTACCGCCTTCCCCGCCTGGAACAGCCGGCCCCGGACGTCCTCCTCCGGGTGGCCCTCGCAGATCGCCGCCAGCGCCCCCTGCACCATCACCGCGATCACCGCGTTGACGTCCATGGTGTTCTTGCCGACCTTGAAGTGCCCCTCGACCTCCTTGGTCAGCGACGACGCCTGCTCGAGCACGGAGGAGACGACGCCGAGCATGACGTCCTCCCGGTCCAGTTCCGGCACCAGCTCTTTCACCCGGGCGCCCAGGGCCATCGCCCGAGCCGCCTGCCGCTCGTTCACTTCCTTCGAATCTTCTTCCATGCCCAGATCATTGTCCGTCCACCAGCATGTCAGCCATCATCGCCGCGACCTCGCCCCGGTAGTCGCTGCCGGCGTTGTAGACCTCCTGCTCGTAGCCGGTCAGGTCCTCCTTCACTCGCTGCTCCAGCCAGACGAAGTCCCCCCGGGAGCGCATGGTGTAGCTGGCGTCGTCCAGGTCCCACGGGGTGGCGATCCAGAGCACCTTCCCCCGGGGCTCGAGACGGCTCATCCAGAGCGTCTCTACCTGGTGCTTGACCCGCTTCCGTTTCTCGTAGGTGGTGCAGTTCTCGATGTCGACGACGTCGTCGAACAAGATCGTCGTCGCGCGGCCGCCCGTCCCCTTCGAGTAGACGCCACGGGACTCCAGCGTCGGGTCGATGCCGTGGCCAACGCGCTCGGCGTAGAGCATGTGGTCGTTCCACTTCTCGCCGCGCTCGACCCCCGGGAAGACAGCGCCGTAGGCCGGGCTCTCGATGATCTTCCGGCAGGACTGGAGCCGCTGGCTGGCGTGGCCGTCGCCGCTGCAGACGATCTTCACCCGTTCCTGCGGATCCCGACCGACCAAGTACGTGATCAGTGGCACGCCGAAGCCCGACGATTTTCCAGACCCGAAATGGCTGAAGATCCCGGCGTGGAGCCCGCGCGACCAGGCGTAGCTCACGTGGGCGATCCAGGCCAGGTGCAGGTGGCTGTACTCGATCGGCTTGCCCTCGGCCGCGTCCCGGACGACCGTCGGCCCGAACCGGTGGAACCGCTCGCGCGCCGCCTTCAGCACGAGCTGCCGCCGGGCCTCGATCATCCGACCCCAGTCGGGGCCGACCGCCGGGGCGCTCACGAGCTTGGTATCCTGCTTCGCATCCGACCGACGATCGTAACCGACCAGACGCCCAGGAGGATCACATGCCGTTGACCAGCGCCCACTTCACCCTGGCCGAATTTGCCTGCCACTCCGGCGACCCGTACCCGCCCGAGTGGGTCGACGCCCGGCTCCAGACCCTGTGCCGCGTCCTTGACGCCCTCCGCGACGCCTGGGGCGGCCCGCTGACCGTCGTGTCCGGTTACCGCTCTCCCGCCTTCAACGCGGCCCTGTACGCCGCCAGCGCGGCCAGGAACGGCGGGGTGAGCGGGGTCGCGCAGAACAGCCAGCACATCGAGGGTCGCGCCGCCGACGTCCGCCCGGCCGACCCGACGCCCGAGCGCTGCGCCCAGCTCCATGCCCTGGCGCGCCGGCTGTTCGACCAGGGCGCGATCCCGGACCTGGGCGGCCTGGGCGTCTACCCTGGATGGGTCCACCTGGACGTGCGCCCGAAGGTCAACGGCCGCCTGGCTACCTGGACCGGCGCCGGAGCCGGCTCCGCGCCCTAGATCCAGCCCTCTAGCAGCGCCTCGACCACGCCCAGGGCGAGGCGAAAGCGGCAGGTATCGCAGGGCGGGTCCCCGAATCCGATCGCGCGCTGAAGGTTGCAGCTGCATTCCCTCCCAGCGTCCTGACGCTTCAGCTCCTCCAAGGCGATGTTCACGGCTCGCTGGCGGTTCTCAGCAGCGACGAATCGCCTCTGGGCGCGGATCATCCGACGGGTCGCCGGAAACGTCGCTCTCACAGCTTGTACCCGTCGGGCTTCTTCGGCAGGGCCCCGAGCGGGTCGGCCACCGCCGGCCGAACCCCCACCGCGGCCGGGGCCTCGGGCGCCACCTCCTCGTCCGGGCAGGTCTGGCAGATCCGAACCACTGCCGAGGCTCGCACCGATGCCTCGAACGTCGGGACCGAGACCCCTTCCCCAGAACAGATCACAGTCGCGACGTGCCCGCACACCAGGTCGATGTCCATCTGCAGGAACGGCGCCGTCGCCCCCCCCAGCATCCTCACGGACACGCCTTTAACCGCGCGCATCCGCATCAGCGTAGGGCCTCGACCTGATATTTAGCCGCACCAGCTCCCGCGTCCGTGGTTATATTTGCTTCGTTATGGCTGCCAGTGCCGCACCGCTCTACCCGATCGAACGGGTCCTCACCGTGGAGGAAGCCGTCGCCGCGCGCCCGACGCAGCTGGTCCGCATCGGTGGCTACGTGTTCGCGCAGCTGGACCGCTGCTGGGTGCTGGTCGACCCGGCCTCCGACAACGGCCGCCGCGAAGTCGACGACGCCTGACCGCCGGCTCTCCAGCTGCTCGACCGTGAGCGCGGACGCTACCAGGAACGCGCCCACCAGGGCCAGCAGCGCCACCGCGGCGGGTACCGGCTTCACGGCGCCTCCGTGGGCAGTGCGCGCACCGGGAACCGCTCGGCCAGCCACTCGTCGAACGCGGCATGGTCCTCGGTGGACAGGAACGTCGGGTCCTTCCCGGTGAGCGCCAGCCACTCGCGCCAGAGTGGCCCCGCCCAGGTGATGAACCCGGCCATCACCCCGCCGGGCCACCGCGCGCGGTCGCGCTCGAGCACGACGCCCGGGGCATCGCCCTGGCAGTAGGCCAGGTAGCGCCAATTCCAGCCGGCCGCGTTCGCCTGCTCCGGAGTGACGCCGTTCACTGGCGCCGCCCCGCCCGAACGACGACCGCCGGCAGCGGCCTCAGCCCCGGATCGCCCACCAGATCCTGCAGCTCCAACGCCTGATCGGCGAGGTTGTAGATCTGCGCCAGGTCATCCGTCGCGCCCTGCCGCGTGTCTTCCCCGGCGAGCGCCGTGATCATCCGCAACGCGCGCCGCAAGTGCTCCGACTCCGGGCACGAGCACCGCTCGATCTTCTTACCCATTTCCGACCTCCTTGTGCTCCCCGCATCGCGCCCGCGCCCGCGCCGCCGAATCGCGCAGGTCAGCACCGTCCTCCACGTACGCCGCGTTCTTGCACCCCCCTACCGCGCACGGGAGCGCCTCCGACGTGGCACTGGCCACCAGGCCGATCGGCAGGACGAAGTCCCTCTCCGGGATCGGCGCCGAGACCATGCCGCCGAGCGGGCTCCAGGCCAACTCCCCGAGGGCGTGCACGGCAACCCCCAGCAGGCTGAGACCGCTCCCGCAGGCCTCCCTCGTCTCCAGCTTCTTCGGACGAGCGCCTCGCTCGCCGATGGCCAGGCGAAGAAAGTGCCTCACCTCCTCCAGCTTGGGAACCAGCCCGCGCAGGTCATCGACCCACCCGGCCACCACGTTCGCCGCCGGCCGCCCGCACCGCGGACACGGCATGTCGGCTGCCACCCGCAGTGGTACCTCGACGTCCGGGACCTGCCCCAGGGCGTCGCGCCACCTGTCAATCAGCTTTGCCATCGGTTCCCTCCTCTTTCCCGATCTGCACCGTCGCCGGCCAGAATGCCTCGCCCGTCACCCCGTCCACCACCACCTCCGGGTGCGCCTTCAGAAAGCGCTTGGTGGCGCACTTGCACGGCCGGGCCTTCCCCTCCACCAGCCCGAGCGTCCCGCGCCCGCGGCACGGCTGGTGCCCGGATAGCGCGTAGCCGGAGATGTCCCCGACCGTCACCGGGCGCCCGCGCGGCACCCCGGGGTTGCGCGCCGCCAGCTCCTGGATGCGCTGGGCCACCGCCTCGCGCCGCTGCTGGCGCAGGTCCTTCCCGTGTCTCTGCGTCATCGCTCCTCGCTTCCCGGGCCGGCGGACCCCAGCAGCAGCGGCCCCCGGACCTTCCCGTTCTCGTACGCGGACGCCAGGCCCGCCACCACGCTCTCGTAGAGCGTCCGGTTATCAGGCATCACCACGTCGGCCAGGAACTCCTCCTCCATCGACCGAACCTGCCCGGCCACCGCCGCCAGCTTGGCCTTGATCAGCAGCCCCAGGCAGCGCCAGCGGCGCCGGTACTCCTTGGCCACCAGGTTGTCGAGGTTCGGAGTCTTCTTGCGCTGGGCCTTCGCCCAGGCGTGGTCCGGCCGAATGACCTTGAACCGGACCAGGCGCTCGCCGAGCCGGGCGCCGATGACGTCGCCGTCGTCCAGCTCGCCCACGTAGAACTGGCGCGCCCCGGCGCCCTTCAGCATCCGCTCGACCTCCTGCTTGGTCTGCGAGACCGGGACGTGCGTGTCCTCCGCGTACGACATCAGCGGATCCCCAGCGCCGCCTTCATCGCCTCGGCGAACTTCGCCTTAAGGACGTCGTCGACCGCCGCCTGGAACTTGGCCTTGGCCTCGGTGACGATGCTTCCGAATGAGGTGCTCAAGTGCGCCTGGACGGTCTCCCGGGCCACGCGCTCGACGAACGTCGTCTCGGGCTTGTTGTAGCCCTCGCTGGTCTTCTTGGTCAGCAGGGCCTCGACCATTTTCCGTAGCGTCACCGGCTCGCCCTCTGGCCTCCCGTTGTACGTGTTGAACGACCGGAACCCCTCGCCCATGGCACGCTCGACCTCTGCCCGCACCAGCTGCTCTAGGTGCTCCCCGCCGACCTTGGTAACGAGCTTCGCGACGGCCTCGCCCATGACCCGGTCGAACTTCCCCTCGATGCCGTCGCCGATGTTGCTGCGCCGGTAGAAGTACCCCTCGACGGCCCCCTCCAGGATGGACTGGATCGAGGCGACCGTCAGGCCGGTGATCGTCACCGGGGAATTCAGCGCCTCCTGCCGTTCGTAATGCGCGCGCTCCTCCTCGGGGTCTGGCTCAGGCGGATCTGACGGGTCGAAAGCGGACATGGGCATTCTCCTGGTTCAGGGTGACGTTTCTTCCTTGCACCAGGATCATTGTCCGTCTCACCCCTCGCCGAGCATCTCCACCGTGACCCCGGGGGGCAGCCGGCCCTCGTTCTTGGCCATGTACACCAGCTGCTCGTCGGACAGGTCCCACTTCTTCCCGGGGTCCCCGCCCTTCGGGGGCTTCGCCATCAGGGCCTCGATCTCGCCGGCGCCCGTCTTGGCCAGAGCCGACGCCACGTCCGCCAAGCTGGCCGTCACTTTGTGGATGGAGGGGGGCGCCTGAACGTCGACCATCAGGGTCCGGGGGATCCGCCGCGTCACCTTCCCCTTCGCGTCCAGGACCTCCTCGTAGTGCACCTGGCGCACCTGGACCGTCTGCGTCGCCACCGCGTCCTCCACGCTGCGCAGGAGCGATAGGACCGCCTTGGCGATGACGCTGCGCACGCCGAGCGAGATGTCCAGGTACTGGCGCTTCATGACCACCCAGGACGCCGCCGCCTGCTCGCGGTCCTTGTTCGCCGGGTTCCCGGTCGCCTCCCGGTGCATCCGGTCCCACATCTCCGCCCGCTCGCTCAGTGGGGGCCAGGGCGGCGACTTGTCAGGCCAGCCCCGCTTGATGGCCTTCTGGGCCGTCTGGTGCGCGACGTTGCACTTCACCGCCACCTCGTTCGCCGTGCGCGCGCCCCGGAGGTAGACGTCCGCCATCTGCTCGTAGAGCTCGTGGCTGATCAGCCGGAGGCGATCGGGCGCCTTTCGCGGCTTCTTGCGGTTGTCAGGCGGGACCGACCGGAGGACCGGGGGCTGCTCGGCGGGAGGCTGCTGGTCGTCTTCGTTGCTCACCCCTTGAGGGTAGCCGCGAGCGGCCTGCCCGCGCTACCGCTTCCGTCCCCGCCGCGCCGGCCGGTAGAACTCCGGGCACGACGCCTCGATCAGCTTCGCCGCCACGGCCGGCGGCGTCCCCGGCTTCATGTTCCGCACTACCACTACCTCCGGCGTCCCCAGCGACGACGCGGTGATCAGCTCATCGATGGTCTTGGCCGGCCGCTCGGCCGGGTAGAGCTCGCGGCGAAACGGCACGGCTACCCGCCCCCCTTCCCGCCGTCCGCCCCGGGCGCTGCTTTCATGGCGCGAACAATCTGCGCGGCATGCTCAGGTGATTCCGCCTCTCGTTCGATGGCGACGGCTGCATCTTCGAGCGCATCGTTTGCGACCACGTCGAACAGCACGGCGAGGCCAGCGACCCGTGGCTCGTTGCTGACGCCATCGTCCGGACGGCGAGCGAACCTCAGCGCCTCAGCGGCTAGCGCCTTGCGGTCGGTGCCCATCACTTCACCGCCCCGGGCGCTGCCTTCACTGACCCAGGCGCCCACCAGCGGCGTTTTGGAAGCGGGTCAATAGCCGCCTTCCTGGGACGGTTCACGCGGGAATGCTCACCGCCAGACGTCAGTCCGCCGTCGGTCCATCCACTGGCCTTCAGGCTCGTCGCGTGCTCGTCCAGGTGCGTGTGCGTATCCATGGACGTAACCCCCATCGCGCGAGCTGCGCGCCACGCCGCGCCGTAGAGCATCGAGCAGGCGTTCGGGTAGCCTTCCTTGACCGCCACGCGCAGGACGCGCAGGTGGTCCATCTCGTCGGTCGTCTGTTCCTGCGATGGCCAGCCGACTAGGGCCACGCCGACGATGTCAGCGCCGCTCCGAACCGACACGCACCACATGGCGCCTTGGATTTTCGGCAACCGACGGTGAACCTGATGGACGAACTCCAGCGAGTCGGCGCGCTTCACGGTCCATGGGCGAAGGTGCAGCTTCACGGCTTCACCGCCCCTGGCGCTGGTGCGCCGCTGCGCAACAGGTCCTGAAAGTCGGTCGAGTCCATGTCGCCTTCGGGCGGCACGTGGTTGACGTAGCGCCGGAACGCATCGGCAGCCCGGTTGTTCGCGGCGTCGACGGCCGCCTTGATGGCGTCGGCCGCAGCCGCAACGGCACGGTCCCTCTCCGCGTGGTGGTACGCGATGGCCTCCCCGCGCTCAGACCGCTCATCTTCGAGTGCGCGCTTCGCCTCGTCTCGCTCCTTCCCGTTCGCCACGCACTGCTTGGCCCACGACTCGATGACCCTCTCGGCGGTGGCGAGCGCGGCGGCCTGCCGAACAATCTCGGCGCCCTGCTTGACAGAGTACCCGTGAGAAAAGGCCAGCTCGGCTTCCAGTGCGGCGACCGCTTCGCTCGCCTCGACGGGAGACAGGTCGGTCAGCATCGCCTGCGATAGCGGCACCTTCGCCGGCTCGCTCGCCTTCGCGGGTGCGGCTGGCGGAGGGGTCGGCTTCCCAGCGTGCCGGCACCACGGCTGATGAACGCCTCCGTCCCCGCAGTCGGGCGTCAGGTCCGGCGCGTCGTCACTGGGCTCGCTCGCCTTCGCCTCGCCCTGCTGTACCTCGGGGGCGGGGCGGGCATCCTCGGCCGTCTCGACGATGGACACCCAGCAATAATCGCCATCGCCGATGTGATACCGGCCATCGACATGTCCCATTGGCAGCCTGCACCGGGTGCCGTCGTTTGCCACGGCGGGGCACGTTGGCGCCTCCACCGGAACGGGGCCGGGCGGGACCTCCGGGAAGTGCTCGTGCCTCCACCCGTCCGTGGTCGCCACCGGCTGGTCAACGTATGACCTCTTGATGCGCTGACCGCAACGGGTGCAGATAGTGTTCTCCTTTTTCCATTCATCCATATTTCAGTGCCTCCTCGACTGACGCGCGCAGGACATCCACGCTTGCCTCCCTCTCCGCCGGTCCCCACACTTCCGGTCCGCCGGCACCCCTCCACAAGATCGCGTAGATCGCAGAGAGCCCAGGCGGGACGTCCTCGAACGCCGACAGCGGCCCCGCGACGTCCTTCGACAGCGCCATCGCCGCCAGGCACGCCGCCCCGCTCTCCGTCACGTACCAATCAGGATCGGCGCAGAACGGCGTCCCGGCTGCCAGGTGGAACCGCAGGTTCGCCTTCGCCGCCTTGCCCAGCTCGCGCAGGCCGGCTACCAGGGTCGCGTCGAACATCAGCCGGCGCTCCTGTCCGGCTGCGGGTAGTCCTTCTTCGGCATCACACCACCTCCACGGAAGACAGCCCCCCAGCCTTCGACACCGCCATGACCGTCCCAGAGCGTAGCCGGTCCACTAGCCGCTGGGCGTGGGTAATCACCACCACCTGGCGCGACCGGGCCATCTCGACCAGGAGGTCCGCCACGAGCTCGATACCCTCGTCATCCAGCGGGTCGAACACCTCGTCGAACACCTGGAGCCCGGTGTCCCGGGACAGGCGGGACAGCGCCAGCATCATGGCCACGTCCACCCGGGTCCGCTCCCCGCCGGACGCGGCGCGGTACTGCCCGCCCGGATCCCCGTCCTGGACCAGGACCTGCATCGTCACCTCCTCGACCTTGGCCCCCGAGGCGAGCTGCCGGTCCCCGGAGACCTTCACCTCGGCCGGGATCCCCAGCCGGCGCAGGACCGCGTTCGTCCCGGCCTCCAGCCGCTTCAGTGCCTCCGCGAACACCCGCACGCGCGCTCCCTGGCGGCCCAGGACGCGTAGGGCGGCCTCCGCGACCTTCAGGCGGGCCTGCGCCGCCAGGACGTCGTGCCCGTACCTCTCCACGCGCGCCTCGTCCTGGGAGACCATCTTCCTCAGGCGCTCCGCGTCAGCCTGCTGGCTCTCTGCGACCCGGAGCCGAGAGACCAGCTCGCCGTGCTTCCGGCGCGCCGCATCGGCGTCCTGGGCCTCCTCGTCCGCTGCCAGCCGCATAGACCGAGCGTCCTCCTGCAGTTCCTCCACGTCAGCCGCCCCGGCGTCCAGCTCGGCCCGGATGACGGCGATCTCTTCTTCGGTCGCCTCGCAGATGGCGCGCCGCCGCTCCGCCACGCGCTTGACCTCCGCCGGTCCCACCGGCCGCAGGCACACCGGGCACTCGCCCCCAGCCGGCGCCGCCTCGGCCTCCGCCTCCTCCGAGCGCAGGCGCTTCTCCAACCTGGCGACCTCCTCCTGGCGCCGCCGGCGCGCGTCCCTGGCGCCGTCCCACGTGCGCCGCGCCGCCGCCGCCAGCGCGTCCGCCCTCGCGGCCCTGACGTTCGCCGCCTCCAGCTCCTCCGCGGCGGCGCCCGCCAGCGCCCGGACGGCGCCGACGTCCTCCGTAACCGCCGCGCCCTTCACTGCATCCCGGGCGCGCGTCAGCGCCGCCCCCGCCGCGTTCAGGTCGTTCTTGGCGTTGCCGACCTTGCCCACCCGGGTCGCCTCCTCGGCCTTCGCCAGCTTCTCCGCCCGGGTGAACTGCTCCAGCCCCAGCAGCCCCTCCAGGAGCTTCTGGCGCTCGGCGTTGGTGGCGACCGAGAACCGCGCCGCCAGCTCCCGCGAGAACACCCGCGTCGCCGCGAACCGGCGCCAGTCCCCGAACAGCCGGTTGATCTTGGCCTGGGTCTCGGTGGTGGTCTGGCCGGCGTGGTCCTTGCCGTCGCTTCCGCGCAGCAGCAGCTGCACCAGGCGCCGCTTCCGAACCTCCCTGGTCACCATGTAGGCGCCGACCTTCACCGTGGCCAGGCCGTCTGGGATCGGGTCCATGCCGCGGACGGTCTCGCCCCAGAGCACCCAGGGCACCACCTCCACACCCATCGCGCTCTTGCCGGCGCCGTTCTCCCCTACCAGGACCGTCAGCCCTTCCATCGCGAGGTCGACCGCCGTGTCGCGGTAGGTGAAGAGGTCGCCGATCTTGAGCTCAGTGACGTTCACCGCGCCCCGCCCGCCACGGCTGCCGCCCGCGCCTGCTGCGCCCCGCGGGCTTCGAGGTCCTGGATCCAGCGGACGCAGCAGGCAGCTACCTGCACCAGCTCCAGTCGGAGCTTCTCCGGGTCCTCCTCCGTCAGGACCTCCAGCACCTCCTCCTCGAACACCAGAGCGTGCGTAACGCGCCTCTCGCGCGCGGCGATCTCCACCATCTGCCGCGCGTGCGCCAGCTGCACCAGGTGGCCGCCGCCGTGGCGCGTCCCGTCCGGCATCGACTCCTCCGCCGGCCAGACCTCCGCGATCCGGGCCCGCTCCTCCAAGATCGGGACGACCACGCCCCGGTCCATGTCCTCGTTCGCCATCTCAGGCTCCCTTCTTCCAGAGGTCACTCACCAGGTCGACCACCGCCTGGCGGTCCGCCCCGTCTTCCAATTCCATCTCCTGCGCGAACTTCACGACCGCGGCCAGCGGGTCGTCCGCTGGCGCGAATAGTTCTTGTTTTTCTTCCTCATCGGAGGAACCGAAACCGGAAGCGTCGCCGGCCGGGACGTACTCGTAGCCGCCCAACTTCTCGGTCGCGGCCCCTGTCGCCTCGACCCCGCCGACCTGGCGCACGAAGTAGGTGTTCTTGTCCTGGGGAACACCCCACTCCGTGTGCTTTTCCAGTACGATCTCGAACCGCGGACCAGGGATCGCGACCATCTTCGTAATTGATGCGTCACCTAGCGCCATCAGCCCGTGCTTCCCCGGCTTCGAGTCCCCGAACCCGGTCGGGCAGAGCGCCCCCACCTGGCAGATCGTCAGGCCGTTCCGCTCCCAGATCTTGTGCTCGTGGTAGTTGCCTACGAACGCGGCCCCGATCCCCATCTTCTCCATCAGGTCGAATAGCATCGGCGCCGAGATGCCGTCGCGCGCGCCGCGCGTCCACTTCGGCGAGTCGGCGTCCCACACCCCGACGTGCGTCACCAGGATCCGCCGGCCTCGCGGGACGGCCTTCCCCTCGCACTTCGGCAGCGAGCCCTCCAGCACGCGCGCCAGGTGCAACGCCATCGGGACAGTCGACTCGTACGGGATGCTCAGCACGAAGTCTGACGCCTTGCCGTTCAAGCAGCGGTGCCATTCCGGCTCCCTGACCACGTGCGCCTCATCCCAGAGCGGCGCGCAGGCCGTGTTCCCGCCCGCGGCGGACGAGTCCAGCATGTCGTGGTTCCCGGGCACCACGACCACGAGCATGGGGTCAGCTTCGGCAAAAACCCGCTGCACCTCCGCGATCAGGGCCGGCTCCGGGCGCCGGCTATGGAACAGGTCGCCGGCCACGAACAGGGTATCCGCCCCAGCCGCCCCAGCCGCCTTC